CTTTAAAATTTCTCCGGGGGATATTTTTGGGGAAAGTCTTTACATAGGATGGCATTTAAAGAAGCTTCCAGGGTTGGCATAAATGAGTTTTACTCTTTCTTTTTTCTCCTTTCAGGTAAAAAAGTTTTCGCCGGCTCTGGGAGTTTCTTTAAATGTCATCCAAAATAGATACAAAAAGAGGATATTTCCAATTCAAAGTATCTGTGTAGTAACCAGTAAATTATGCAAGGAGGCAGTTAAGATGAGAAAAACACAGACAAAAAATTCTTCAGGAGCCTCTAAAAAGATGAGACCGGCTCTCAATCCGGAAGCAAGAGAGAATCAGTTGGTGTCTTTGGCTGTTGACCTTGCAGAACAGCAGCTTCGTGATGGAACAGCTTCTTCACAGGTCATAACTCATTACCTAAAGCTCGGTTCCCAGAGGGAAAAGCTCGAACGGGAGAAAATCGCATTAGAGAATGAACTGACAAGGGCAAAGACTGAAGCGGTTGGCTCATCGAAGCACATTGAAGAATTGATGGAACAGGCTATTGACTCTATGAGACGATATAGCGGAAATGGAGATCCGGATGAATATTAGGACTTATTCAGAACTGATTCAAATTCCGACTTTTGAAGAACGATATGAGTATTTGAAGCTCGGAGGAGAAATCGGGGTGGAAACATTCGGATTCGAGAGGTATCTAAATCAAAGATTTTACCGCTCTAAGGAATGGAAGGCTTTGAGAGATGAAATTATCGTCCGCGATAACGGATGTGATTTGGGAGTAATCGGATATGAGATATATGGAAAAATCTATATCCATCACATGAATCCAATCACGGCAGACGATATCCGGAACAATACAGAGTATCTTATGAATCCGGAATTTTTAATTTCCACGACGCATAACACACATAATGCAATCCATTATGGAGATAGTGATTTGCTGAATGCTGCTGTGCCAGTGGAGCGAACAAAAAATGACACTTGCCCTTGGAGGCAAAACTGAACAGGAGGTAAAGAAAGATGAGCAATGAAACAACCAATGCAAATGAGGTAAATCAGAACAACGAGGTACTGGAAAATAGTCAGCAGGAAGGAGCAGTAATGGAGAACAATGCAAAATATTATCCTAAACAGCCAGTTTCTACACAGGAGAAAAACACCAGTATTCTTTATGGTATAGTCACAAACTGCAAGCAGCTTAATGTCCGCCGGGAGGCACAGAAGAGAGCTGACAATGTTCTCTGTGTCATTTCAGCAGGAGATGTATTGGAGATTCACAAAGACCGTTCTACAAATGCATGGTTCTATGTTACAACAGTAGACGGCGTCGATGGGTACTGCATGAAAGAGTTTGTTGCTGTAGAGCAGTAATGAGGAGGGGCCATGGAAAGTATACTGACATCAATTAAAAAGCTGCTTGGGATTACCGAAGAGTACGAACACTTTGATACTGACATCATCATGCATGTCAATTCTGTCTTTTCTGTTCTGACCCAACTTGGTGTCGGTCCGGAAAATGGGTTTTCCATTACAGATAAAGATGCCACATGGGATGATTTTATCAAAGACGATTCCCGGCTTGAAATGGTTAAGTCCTATATGCATCAGAAAGTAAAGCTGCTTTTTGACCCGCCGTTAAGTAGCGCTGTCATAGAATCAACCAACCGCATACTTAGTGAATTGGAGTGGAGAATCAATGTGGCAGCAGAATCTGGGAAGAAGGAGGAAATTCAAAATGGATAACACATTACAACATCATGGTGTCCTTGGACAAAAATGGGGTGTCAGGCGTTTTCAGAATCGTGATGGAACCTTAACCTCTGCTGGAAAAGCTAAGCAATCAACTGGTAAATCGGATCAGCAAAAAGAATCTGAAAACCGTAAACGCTACGATGCCCGTAATCGCGGTTCATTGACAGACGCCCAGCTTCGTAAAAAGATTGAAAGACTTCAGATGGAAAAGCAGTTACGAAAGCTAACAGAAGAAGAAATCAATCCAGGAAGAACAGAAGCAAAAAGGGTTTTATCGCAGATAAGAACCAAGGTTGCATCGACGGCAATTACTGGTGCTGCATTATACGGAGTTAAAGCCGCAGTAACAAAGGATTTTAATGTGAAAGATTTTGGTAACGCCATATTCAATGGTGGTCCAAAAAAGAAATAGGAGGAGAATATTTATGGCATTATCTAATACGGCCACACCTAAGTACTACGGCCAGTTTAGAGATGCCGTAATAAGAGGTGAAATCCCGGTATGCAAAGAAATCTCTATGGAGATGAACCGCATTGATGACTTGATTGCTAATCCCGGAGTATGGTATGACAACCAGGCTGTCGAAGGTTTTATACAGTATTGTGAGAGTGAACTGACGCTTACGGATGGAGGAAACCTCAATCTTCTGGATGTTTTCAAGGTGTGGGCCGAACAGATTTTTGGCTGGTATTACTTTGTTGAGCGGAGCGTATATGAACCGTCTGCGGATGGACATGGCGGACATTATATCAATAAAACAGTTAAAAAACGTCTGATTAACAAACAGTATCTGATAGTTGGACGTGGAGCCGCTAAGTCCGTATATGATTCGTGTATTCAAAGTTTTTTCCAGAATGTTGATACGTCAACAACACACCAAATCACAACAGCACCTACGATGAAACAGGCAGAGGAAGTTATGTCCCCCATAAGAACTGCAATAACTCGTTCGAGAGGTCCTTTGTTTAAGTTCTTAACTGAGGGTTCGCTGCAAAACACAACGGGTTCCAAAGCAAATCGTACAAAATTAGCTTCTACCAAAAAAGGAATTGAAAATTTCCTTACTGGTTCTTTATTGGAAATTCGTCCAATGTCAATAGCAAAACTCCAAGGACTTAGAGTAAAAATCGCAACCGTTGATGAATGGCTGTCCGGGGACATTCGGGAGGATGTTATCGGGGCGATTGAGCAGGGCGCATCAAAAGTTGACGATTACTTGATAATCGCAACAAGTTCGGAAGGTACTGTTCGTAATGGAAGCGGGGATACAATCAAAATGGAGTTGATGGACATCTTAAAAGGTGACTATATCAATCCTCATGTTTCTATATGGTGGTATAAACTTGATTCGGTCGATGAAGTTTCAAGACCAGAGATGTGGCTGAAAGCAAACCCAAACATAGGAAAAACAGTTACATATGAGACATATCAATTAGATGTGGAACGTGCAGAAAAAGCTCCGGCAGCCAGGAACGATATCCTTGCTAAGCGTTTTGGCCTTCCCATGGAAGGTTATACCTATTACTTTACTTATGAAGAAACACTTCCTCATCGAAAAAGAGATTATTGGCAGATGCCATGTTCTTTAGGAGCAGATTTATCAAGAGGTGATGATTTCTGCGACTTCACATTTTTATTCCCATTGGCAAACGAAGCATTTGGTATAAAAACACGGGCATATATTTCAGAACTGACATTGATGAAGCTCCCAGCCGCTATGAGAATCAAATATGATCAATTCATAGCTGAAGGGAGTTTAATTGTTATGGATGGAACTGTTCTTGATATGATGCTTGTTTATGAAGACTTGGACAATCATATCAGTGATCTTGGTTATGATGTGAGATGTTTTGGGTATGACCCTTACAACGCAAAGGAGTTTGTCGATAGATGGGCTGCTGAGAATGGTCCATTTGGTATTGAAAAAGTCATTCAGGGTGCAAAGACAGAATCTGTTCCCCTTGGAGAATTAAAGAAACTTTCAGAAGAAAGAATGCTTTTGTTTGACGAAGAGCTGATGACTTTTTGTATGGGTAACTGCATTACCTTGGAAGATACAAATGGGAACCGTAAATTGTTGAAGAAACGGAATGAACAAAAAATTGATGCCGTTGCGGCTATGATGGATGCTTATGTGGCATTCAAACTTAACCGGGACGCATTTGAATAGGAGGAATAAAATGTCGCTAAGTATAGGCGCAAGGCTCCAACATGCATGGAGTGCCTTTCGTAATAAAGATCCGGCAATACGTTACGGCGATATTGGTCCCGGATATGGGTATCGCCCAGACCGTGTAAGGTTTACGCGTGGTAATGAACGCTCTATCGTCACTTCTGTATATAATCGCATTACGCTTGATGCGTCAGCCATCAATATATATCATGCCCGATTAGATGATAATAACCGGTTTACAGAGATTATCGAATCTGGTCTTAACACCTGCCTTACTTTGGAAGCCAATATTGACCAGACAGCCAGAGCGTTTTTTCAGGATGCCGTAATGTCAATGCTTGACGAGGGATGCGTCGCATTGGTTCCAGTTGATACAACGCTCGACCCCAATGTTACAGGCTCCTACGATATCCAGTCTATGCGTACAGCACAGATTTTAGAATGGTATCCGGAACATGTGAGATTAAGGTTGTATAACGAAAGAATTGGAAGGAAAGAGGATATCGAGCTTCCCAAAAGCATTGTGGCGATTATTGAGAATCCGCTTTATTCCGTAATGAATGAACCGAATTCAACCATGCAGCGTCTGATAAGGAAATTAAATTTATTAGACGTTATTGATGAACAGAGTGGATCTGGGAAATTGGATTTAATTATTCAGTTGCCATATGTAATAAAAACAGATGCACGACGCCGACAGGCTGAAGAAAGGAGAAAAGAGATTGAAAATCAGCTTACCGGATCAAAGTACGGAATTGCGTATACTGACGGTACGGAACGCATCACACAGTTAAATCGTGCGGTTGACAATAATCTAATGACTCAGATTGAATACCTGACGAGTATGCTATACAGCCAGTTAGGAATCACGCAGAGTATTTTAGATGGAAGCGCCGATGATAAAACAATGCTGAATTATTACAATCGTACAATCGAACCAATTATTTCAGCCATAGTCGATGAAATGAAACGTAAGTTTCTTACAAAAACAGCAAGGTCACAGAAGCAGTCAATTCTTTTCTTTAGAGACCCATTCAAACTTGTCCCGGTCGCTGACATTTCTGAAATTGCGGATAAATTTACCCGTAATGAAATTATGACATCTAATGAAATCAGACAGATCGTCGGAATGAAGCCGTCTGACGACCCAAAGGCTGATGAACTTAGGAACAGCAATATCAGCGAACCAGCAGGAGAATCTAAAGAAACAGATGCATCTGCGGAAGTGGCTAATTTTACCATGAAAAATAAGGAGGAAATTCAAAATGAAGTATGATTTCAGTGGCTGGGCCACACGAAACGACTTGACATGTTCTGATGGAAGAATCATCAAGAAAGATGCTTTTAAGCATAACGATGGCGAAACAGTTCCATTGGTTTGGAATCATCAGCACAATACCCCAGATAATGTTTTGGGTCATGCTGTGTTGGAAAACCGTGAAGATGGTGTTTATGCTTACTGCGAATTTAATGACAGTGAGTCTGGGCTTACGGCAAAGAAGCTGGTTGAGCATGGGGATGTAAGATCGCTTTCTATATTTGCTAACCAGTTAAAGGAAAGCGGTAAAAATGTATTACATGGCATTATCCGTGAAGTCAGTCTTGTTCTGGCAGGAGCGAATCCGGGGGCATTTATTGAATCGGTTATTGCTCATGGAGCGGATTCAGAAACAGGTCTTATTATTGGGTATGATGAGAACATCATGTTGTATCATTCTTCTGACAAGGAAGACGATGACAAAGATGATAAGAAAAAAGACGCATCAGAGGAGAAAAAGGAAGACAAAGAAGATGGCGATGACAAAGAAACCATCCAGGATGTTTTTGATTCTATGTCGGAAAAGCAGCAGAAGGCCGTATATGCCATGCTTGCCCAGACAGCGGAAAAAGCCGGAGATGAGTCCAAAAAGGACGGCGAAAAAGAAAAGGAAGATGAAAAAAAAGGAGGAAATAACATCATGAAACATAACGTATTTGATCGTGACGATCAGCAGCAGGGTTCTGCGAATGTTATCTGCCATTCCGATCAGGTTGGCATTGTCGAGCTGGCAAAGTCCAGTCAGGTTGGAAGTTTTCAGACAGCCCTTAAGATTTATGCAGAGGAGAACAATCTTCAGCATGACGCAGTAAGCGGCGGATTTGTTCAGACTGGAAGCGGCAATGTAACAGAATTGTTCCCTGAGTATAAAGATGTGCGGCCGGGGGCTCCAGAGCTTATTACAAATGACCAGGGCTGGATTTCGGTCGTAATGTCCAAGGTACATAAAAGCCCGATTTCCAGAATCAGGACCAGCCAGGTTGACATCCGCAATATTGACTCCCTTAGAGCAAAGGGATATGAGAAGGGCAAACAGAAGAAACAGGCTGGCAATTTCAAGCTGGTCAGGAGAACTACCGACCCACAGACCGTGTATGTGAAGAATGCCCTGCATCGGGATGACATTGTTGACATTACTGATTTCGATTATGTTCAGTATCTGTACGGCATTGACAGAATGATGCTCAATGAAGAGCTAGCAACGGCGATTATGCTCGGAGATGGACGTGATGATGGCGATGAAGATAAGATTGCACCGGAACACATCAGACCGATTTGGCTAGATGATGAGTTATACACGATTCATGTGGATTTGGATGTAGCTGCTGCAAAAGCAGAGCTTCAGGGCAGCAATACCGGCGCTAACTTTGGCGAGAATTATGTATTGGCTGAGGCTATGATTAACACTGTGCTTTATGCAAGAGAGAAGTACAAGGGTACTGGTACACCGGATTATTTCTGTACACCGCATATGCTGAACGTGATGCTTCTTGCCCGTGACTTGAACGGAAGGAGAATCTACTCTTCAAAGGCTGAGTTGGCTTCTGCCCTGAATGTTGGAGACATCATTACAGCAGAGCAGTTTGAGGGTAAAACGAGAACCACCGAGGATAACAAGACAAAGAAACTTCTTGGCATCATTGCAAACCTCAATGATTATTCATTGGGAGCAACCAAGGGCGGCGAAGTTACACACTTTACTCAGTTTGACATTGACTTTAATCAGGAGAAATCCCTTCTGGAGACAAGATGTTCCGGTGCGCTTACAAGAGTTTACTCAGCGATTGCGATTGAGGAGCCGGCTGTAGATACCACCGTGGCAGGTTAAGGAGAATTTCAAAATGGCAAAATTTTATGGAAAAATCGGCTACGCTGAATCAGTAGAAACAAAACCGGGAGTATGGGACAAACAGATTACGGAAAAAGATTACTACGGTGATTTGATTCGTAATACCAAAAAGTTTCAGAATTCCGAAAATCTCAACGACAACATCTGTATCGCAAATGAGATAAGCATTGTAGCCGATCCTTTTGCCATTCAGAATTTTCACAGTATGCTTTACGTTGAGTACATGGGTGTGAAGTGGAAGATTTCAAATGTTGAAGTTGCATACCCAAGGCTTATATTGACGATAGGGGAGGTGTACAACGATGAACAGGATTGATTTGCAGAATAAACTGGAAGAAATCTTGGGAAGCCGTAACGTGTACTTCCAGCCCCCTGAGTCAATAAAAATGAATTACCCAGCAATCGTTTATTCCCGAAATGATATTAAAAACGATTTTGCTGATGACAAAGTGTATATGCAGTCTTATGTGTATACGGTGACGGTTATTGACAAAGATCCAGACAGCGAAATTGTAGGAAAAGTAGCAGCTCTTCCACACTGCAAATTTGACAGGAATTTTAAATCTGGAAATCTTAATCACGATGTTTTTACATTGTATTTCTAATAAGGAGGAAACAGACTATGAAATTAAAGTGGGATCAGACCGGTGAAAGAATATATGAAACCGGCGTGAGCAATGGGGTGTTATATGTACAGAAAGCTAACGGTTCATATGATAATGGCGTTGCATGGAACGGTTTATCTACTGTTACAGAAAGTCCTTCAGGAGCAGAGTCAAATGCAATTTATGCCGATAATATTAAGTATTTGGCGCTTACAAGTGCTGAGGAGTTTGGCGCTACCGTTGAGGCATATACATATCCGGACGAATTTGCAGAATGTGATGGTTCTGCCGAGGTTGCTGATGGAGTGATGATCGGACAACAGGATCGTAAGGCATTTGGTATGGCTTACAAGACGATTGTTGGAAACGACACGGAGAAAAATGCACACGGCTATAAGCTACACATGATTTATGGCGCAACCGCAGCTCCGTCCGAGAAAGGATACAGTACGGTTAATGACAGTCCGGAGCCGATTACCTTATCATGGGAATTAAGCACTACACCTGTGGAAGTTACAGGGTATAAGCCGACCGCTACTCTTGTGATTGACAGTACGAAAGCGAATTCGGAGAAACTCAAGGCTCTTGAGGATATCCTCTTCGGTTCCGATGAAACGGAGGCAAGACTGCCAATGCCTAATGAAGTTATTTCTCTTATGAAAGAGGATGTTCCGGCAGCAGGTTAATTAAGAAACAATATTTTTAGGGGCGTATCCACTTGAATGGACCTACGCCCCATTTTTTTATTGAAAGGAGATAAGAAGATATGTTAAAGAAAACGATTACATTTGTTGACTATGCGGGAAATGAGAGGACAGAGGATCATTATTTCAACCTCAACAAGTCAGAAGCCACGAAGATGGAGTTAAGCACAACTGGCGGCTTGACGCAGATGATTGAGAACATTATTGCGGCGCAGGACAATCCTTCCATTATAAAGATATTCGAGGAGCTGATTCTTAAGGCTTACGGAAAGAGAAGCCCGGACGGACGCCGGTTCATGAAATCGGAAGAGATTTCAAGAGACTTCATGGAAACAGAAGCATACGACCAGTTATTCATGGAACTGATTACGGACCCGAAAAAAGCGGCGGCATTTGTGAATGGTGTTATCTCATTCAACGAGAAAGACATCAAGAATGACACACTGCGGGAAGCGAACATTACCCAGATTCCGCAGGCTGTAGCCGCTGAGAAACCGATGGGTTAAGGAAAGGAGCTGACAGAGGATGCTTCAAATAACCATTCCATCGAGAGACGACTTGTGGGATGAATCCAAGGGAGAGTTTGTTACATCAAAAGAACAGAAACTTGTTTTGGAGCATTCTTTGGTCTCCCTTTCAAAATGGGAGTCAAAGTGGTGCAAACCGTTTCTATCTAAGCAGGAGAAGACAACCGAGGAAACTATAGATTATATACGATGCATGACGCTGACACAGAACGTCGATCCGGAGGTCTATAACTTTCTTACGGATGATAATATCCGGGACGTTAATGCTTACATCGAGGCTCCTATGACGGCAACATGGTTTTCAAACAGTAATACTGGAAAACAAAACCGGGAGCAGATTACAGCCGAGCTGGTGTATTACTGGATGATAGCATTGAACATTCCGTTTGAATGCCAGAAGTGGCACTTGAACCGCCTGCTTACATTGATACGGGTGTGCGAGGTTAAAAATTCGCCGCCTAAGAAAATGAGCAGACGTGAACTGTTAAACCGTAATGCCGCTCTGAATGCGGCTAGAAGAAAACAATTAAATTCAAAAGGCTAGGAGGTAGAAGAGATGAGATCGAGACAGGCAGTAGTTGACTTGGTTAAATCGTGGGAGGGTAAGAAAGAATCTAACGGAACCCATAAGTCCATCATTGACATTTACAACGGATATAAGGGTAAACTTCCGCGCGGTATAAAGATGAAGTACGACTGGTCATGGTGTGCATGTACATGGTCGGCGCTGGCAATTAAGCTTGGTTATACAGCTATCATGCCGATAGAAATTAGCTGCGGTTATCTGATTGATGCTGCTAAGAAATTGGGCGTTTGGAAAGAGAATGATGATTATATTGCACAGCCCGGCGATGCTGTTTTATATGATTGGGATGACAGCGGAAAAGGCGATAACACTGGATGGCCGGATCATGTTGGGACAATTATCGAGACACATAAGTCTGCTGGTTACTTTGTTGTGATGGAAGGAAATTACAGCGATTCCGTAAAAAAACGCACGTTATCAATCAACGGCAAGTACATTCGCGGGTTTATTACGCCTAAGTATGACAACAATACGGTTTCCGCTCCAAAGAAAGAGGCGGGAAAAGGTGTGAAGACTATTGCCCGCGAAGTAATTGCGGGTACATGGGGTACAGGCGATGAACGCAAGAAAGCGCTGGAAAAAGCCGGATACAATTATGATGCGGTTCAGAAGATGGTAAACCAGATTCTGAATGGAAATGCGGTTGTTACAGACAACAAGGTTCAGAACGAGAACCAGAAAGTTTCCAAAAAGGTTACCGCTACATGTACGGCCAAGAAATTTGATAAATCTTTAGCCGGTACATATAAGACGACAGCAGATTTGTATTGCCGTAATGATGCCGGAACAAACAAGAAAGCATTGTGTCTTATTCCGAAAGGAACGAAGGTGCAGTGCTTCGGATACTACAATGTGTCCGGAAATTCAAAATGGCTGTATATCCAGTTTACAATCGACGGCGTACAGTACACGGGATTCAGTTCCTGCAATTATTTGAAAAGATAGGTTGGTGATAAAATGATAAGTTTCAGACAACAGGGCGATTTCTCTAAACTGACCAGATATTTAGAGAGAGTAAAGCAGGTTGCAAAAATAAGCAGCCTTGATAAATATGGTCGAGAAGGAGTGGCCGCCCTGGCGTCTGCAACACCTGTCGACAGTGGTTTGACAGCCGATTCGTGGAAGTATGAGATACAACATACTAACGGTTCGGCTGTAATTAGTTTTCATAACACAAATGTACATAACGGAGTTCCGATAGCGATTATTTTACAGTATGGACACGGAACAGGCACCGGAGGCTGGGTACAGGGAAGAGATTACATCAACCCTGCTATTCAGCCTATTTTTGACAAAATTTTGGAAGATGCATGGAAGGAGGTTACCAGTCTATGAGCAGAACTGTTGATGACAGAGTTGTCGAGATGCGGTTTGACAACCGCCAGTTTGAACAGAATGTACAGACAAGTTTGTCTACGCTTCAAAAATTAAAGCAGAGTCTTAAGTTGGAGGATTCTGTAAAAGGCTTGGAATCTATTGATTCAGCCACAAAAAAAGTATCATTCGACAGTTTATCCAATGGTGTTGAAGCTGTAAGGGTAAAGTTTTCAGCATTGCAGGTAATGGCTGTAACCGCCCTCCAGAATATTACAAATTCGGCGATAGATGCCGGAAGGCGCATAGTTAAATCATTAACTGTTGAGCCTGTAAAAGAAGGATTTGACGAATACGAATTAAAAATGGGTTCAGTTCAGACAATTATGGCAAGTACCGGGGCGTCACTAAAAGAAGTGAACAAGTATTTGAATGAACTGAACACATATTCAGATAAAACAATTTATTCATTTTCTGATATGACCAACAACATTGGCAAGTTTACAAATGCCGGTGTCAAGTTAGAAGATGCCGTAATGGCAATCAAAGGTATCAGTAATGAAGCCGCTGTATCAGGTGCAAATGCTAATGAGGCATCGAGAGCCATGTATAATTTCTCCCAGGCACTTTCAGCGGGAAGCGTTAAGTTGATTGACTGGAAATCAATAGAAAACGCTAATATGGCAACTGTTGAATTCAAGAATCAGTTGCTTAAGGCAGCAGAGGCAGCAGGAACTGTAGAGAAACAATCAGACGGAATGTATAAGGTTCTCACAAAAGATGCAAATGGCGCTTTGATGAAAGGAACAATCAGCGCTACACAGAATTTCAATGATAGTTTATCCCATCAATGGATGACGACAGAAGTTCTCGTGAATACGTTAAAAGATTACGCAGATGAAAATACAGAGATAGGAAAGAAAGCATTTGCTGCCGCACAGGATGTAAAGACATTCACACAGCTTATGGACACACTGAAAGAAGCGGTTGGCTCTGGATGGGCACAGACATGGGAAACCTTGTTTGGTGACTTTGAGGAGGCAAAAGTGCTTTGGACGGAATTAAGCCAGGTATTGGGAGGGTTCATTGATGCCCAGTCGGATGCCCGTAATTCTATGTTGCAGGGCTGGAAAGATATGGGTGGCAGAGAAGAACTTATAGATGCTTTCCGAAATGCTTTTGAAGGATTAGCCAGCGTTGTAAAACCCGTTAAGGAAGCATTCAGGGAAATATTTCCTCCGATGACGGCTAAGAACTTATACAACATTACAAAATCACTCAAAGAGTTTACAAGCCACCTCAAGCTGAGCGAATCACAGTCAGCAAAAGTAAAATCCACATTTAAAGGATTTTTCGCAGCTCTGGATATAGGGCTGACGGTTATAAAGGCAATTGCCGGGGGCGTTAAGGATTTGGTTGTGAATCTCACGGGATTCGGCGATGGCATCTTAGATGTTACCGGCTCCTGGGGCGACTGGGTTAGCGGTCTCAGGGATAGTATAAAGGATACCGACGTATTCGCAAAATCGGTAAAGAAAGTTACCACTTTCATCACACCTGCAATATTGAAGATAAAAGAATTCTTTTCAATAGTTACACAGAAAATCAAAATGCCAAGCTTTGAAAGTTTTTTAGATATCATGCAAACGATATGGAGTGTTGTCCAGACAATAGGAGGCAAGATTTCCGAAGCATGTTCCGGTATAGGTGAAGCTTTGGCGAGTACATTCAGAAGCGGTGATATTAGTGCAGGTCTTGACATCTTGAATGGCGGTCTGCTTGCTGGCATTCTAATGGGAGTTAAGAACTTTGTCGGCGGCATAGAGGATTCCTTAGACGGAGTAAATGATATTCTTGAAAATGTCACTGGTATTCTGGATTCCGTAAGAGAGTGTTTCGAGGCATATCAACAGAATCTCAAAGCTGGAACTTTGTTGAAGATTGCAGGTGCGATTGGCATTTTGGCTGCTTCAATTTTGGTGATAGCGACAATTAAACCTGAGAAATTGACAGCTTCTCTCGGGGCAATTACTGCGTTATTTGGCGAGTTGATGGGTTCACTTGCTATATTCAGTAAGATAAGCGGCGATTTAACCGGCACATTCAAAGCGTGTACAGCAATGATAAGCATTAGTGCGGCAGTTCTGATATTAGCAAGCGCACTCAAGAAATTATCTTCTATAAATCCGGAGGGAATTGTCAAGGGGCTTGTGGCTATTGGAGGTTTAATGGCCGAACTTGCCCTGTTTCTTGGGTTTGCGAAACTGGATGGCAAGATGACAAGCACATCTATGGGAATCTTGATCCTTTCCTCGGCTATGGTGGTTCTCGCATCCGCTGTGAAGAAATTTGGCGGAATGTCGTGGGAAGAAATCGGAAAAGGTCTTGCCAGTGTTGGTGCTCTGCTTCTTGAAATCTCGGCATTTACGAAACTTACTGGAAACGCCAAGAAGGTAATATCTACTGCGACTGCTATGGTAATACTCGCATCGTCAATGAAGATATTTGCGAGCGCTATAAAAGATTTTGGAAATATGAGTTGGGAACATCTTGGAAGAGGTCTTGCGGCTATGGCGGGAGCGTTGACGGAAGTTACAATCGCTATGCGTTTGCTGCCTAAAAATATGGTTTCGCTCAGTACTGGGTTATTGGTTGTTGGTGCAGCGTTAAAAGTATTAGCAAGTGCTTTGAAGGATATGGGCGGCATGAAATGGGATGAAATTGCTAGAGGATTAGTTGCCATGGGCGGCTCTTTGGCTATCCTTGCAGTAAGCCTTAATGCTATGAAAGGTACTATTGGCGGAAGTGCGGCCATGATTGTCGCAGCAGGGGCTTTGGCAATTCTTGCACCGACGCTGAAATCACTTGGAAGCATGAGCTGGGAACAGATTGGAAAAGGTCTAGTGACACTTGCAGGGGCATTTACAATACTTGGTGTTGCGGGGCTTGTTCTTCAGCCTCTTGTTCCTTCTATTCTTGGGTTATCAGCATCTTTCGCTTTATTGGGCATTGCCGTGCTTGGCATTGGTGCAGGTCTGATGGCAGCAGGAGTAGGAATTTCTGCGATTGCAACTGGGCTTGGTATGCTGGCGACTGTTACGGCTGGCAGCGCAGCCGCTATCGTTGCGTCACTTACGATTATTGTTACTGGTATTGCATCACTTATACCGGTGGTGGCTGCTAAAATTGGCGAGGCTATCATTGTGCTTTGCAAAGTAATTACACAGGGAACACCGGCGATTGGAGAAGCAATAAAAGCAGTTGTATTAACTTTGGTCGATGTTTTGGTTGAGTGTGTGCCGGCTCTTGCGGAGGGTGCATTGCAATTATTAGCTGGTGTACTTGATGCGCTGGTTAGATATACGCCGCAGATTGTTGACTCGCTATTTCAATTCTTAATCGGAGTGCTTGAAGGGATCGCCAGAAATTTACCGGCTCTTATTCAGGCTGCCGTAGATGTTCTTATGGCATTCTTTTCTGGTATAACCGACGCGTTGAGTGGAATTGATACAGATGTGCTGTTGAAAGGCATTGTCGGTATCGGGTTATTATCTGCTATTATGCTTGCTCTCAGTGCTGTGGCGTCTCTGGTACCTGGAGCTATGGTTGGCGTTTTAGGAATGGGTGCAGTCATTGCAGAAATGGCATTATTGCTTGCGGCTATCGGTGCATTAGCACAAATTCCAGGGCTTAGCTGGCTGATAAATGAAGGCGGTGAATTGCTTGAGGGCATAGGAACCGCTATTGGCAAATTTATAGGCGGTATTGTTGGCGGAGTGATGAGCGGCATAACAAGCCAGTTCCCTCAGATTGGAACGGATTTATCTTCATTTATGACAAACATACAGCCATTTGTTGATGGCGCCAGTAAAATCCAGCCGTCTATGATGGACGGGGCAAAGGCTCTTGTTGAAACGATACTCTTGCTCACAGCGGCTGATCTTCTTCAGGGAGTGACGTCATGGATTACCGGTGGAAGTTCTTTGACGGATTTCGCAACACAGTTGGTTCCATTTGGTGAGGCGATGGTAGGGTTTTCAAATGTTATATCTGGAATGGATGCAGATTTAGTCGCAAAGGCTGCGGTTGCTGGCAAGACTTTAGCAGAAATGGCGGCTACGCTTCCTAATAGCGGAGGGGTACTTGGATTCTTCTCTGGCGAAAATGATATGAATACCTTTGGAGAGCAGCTTATACCATTCGGTAAAGCAATGATGGACTTTTCAAATACTGTAAAAGGACTGGATGCCGATGTGATAGTTAATGCTGCTACAGCAGGTAAGGCAATTGCAGAAATGGCATCTACGCTTCCTAACAGTGGTGGAGTTGTAGGTTTCTTTGCCGGAGAAAATGATATGAATACTTTCGGCGAACAGTTAGTTCCATTCGGTAAAGCGATGATGGACTTCTCGCTGGCAGTCAGAGGATTGGATGCGGATACTATTGTCAATTCTGCGACGGCAGGAAAGGCACTGGTTGAACTTGCAAACACAGTACCTAATTCTGGAGGTGTTGTTGGATTCTTTGCTGGTGAAAACGATATGGATATGTTTGGGGAACAGCTTGTGCCATTTGGCAGGGCGATGAAATCTTATTCAGACGAAGTGGCTGGAATTGATGCAAGTGCAATAACAAATTCTGCAACAGCGGGTAAAGCGTTAGTGGAGCTGGCAAACACGCTTCCAAACACAGGAGGGGTCGTTAGCTGGTTCACAGGTAATAATGATATTGGTGATTTCGGAGAACGTTTGATTGATTTCGGCAGAAATTTCTCAGCATATTCTGACTACATGAAAAATGTCGATTCTAGTATTGTTACGGCAACCGCCAGCGCCGCGTCTTCCATTGTGGAACTGGAAAAGAGTCTGCCGGAATCCGGAGGATGGTTCTCAGACGATACTACACTGGCAGAATTTGGCGAGGATATTGAATCGTTTGGAAGTTATTTCAGTAATTTCTACAACCATATTTCCAAAGTAAGTGCTTCTTCATTAACAGCGGTCATCCGCGAAATAGGAAATCTTATTTCTTTATCTAAAGATATGAGCAGCATGGACACCAGCGGAATGAGCGGATTTGGAAAAGCACTTGTAACAATGGGTGAAAACGGAATCAACGAATTTCTTAAAGTGTTCAAAGATGCCACATCAAAAGTTGAAGCATCAGCTAAAAGCCTTATAACATCGTTTATCACAGGAATATTAACTGGAAAAGACGCCATTACGACATCTATGACAGCGCTTGTCACGAATGCAGTGAGTGCGGTTCATAACAAGTATTCTGATTTCTATAATACCGGTAAATATATGGTGCAGGGATTTGCGAACGGAATAAGCAGTAATTCATTTATGGCGTCTGCACAAGCCACCGCAATGGCGAAAGCCGCAGTGAATGCCGCAAATGCTGAACTGGGCGTTCATTCACCGTCAAAAGTATTTGCACAGATTGGCGGGTATGTCGTGTCAGGATTTGCGAACGGTATCAATAGCAACAAAGGAAAAGCGGCGGAATCAACAAAAGGATTAGCAAAGGTTGGTGTGGATGCGGCAAAAGCTGTATTGAAGTCGCTTAAGAGCAGTAACAGCGTATTCAAAGAGTATGCCGAAAATACGGATAAAAACGGCAAGAAAATCAAAATGACATTAAAAACAGCAGCAGAGGCATTCAAATCATTCCGTAATTCTGTAAAGGATTCTATCAAAGATGCAACAGGAGTGTTTGATGAATTTTCTGTTGAAACGGATGTCACTGGAAAAGAGCTGTTAAAGAATCTGAAATCGCAGATAACCGGTATTACGGAATGGGCTTCCAATATTCGGATACTCGCCGACCGAGGAATCAATAAAGGTTTGTTAAAAGTCCTTTCAGATATGGGTCCGTCCGGAGCAAAATATGTAAACGCTCTGGTAACCATGTCTAATAAGGAATTGAAGAAATTGAACAAGCTGTATAAACAACGCTTGAGTTTGAATGGCAAAGCAGCAGATGAAATAGCGACTAGTTTCCTTGATGGTGGCAAGAAAGCGGCAAAGGCTTATTCCAAAGGAGTGAAATCAGGTTCAAAGGGTGTTAAATTAGTTGGTGTTATAGAATCTGTAAACTCTTCTACATCTGCCACAGTTAAAGCGGTGGAAACGATGAAAGAAAAGATACAGTCTATCATGTCGTGGACGTACGAAGGAACTGTTAAATCGGTAAAGAAAAGTCTTGACTATGGAAAGGGGGCATTTTCACAATTCTGTAAAGCCTATCTCTCATCAACAAAAAATATTACTTTGGGTACAAAGGCTATCAAAGCTGCATCCAGCGCAATTACAGTGTATGGTAAGAAGTTGTATGAGGAAAGCGATTACTATGCAGAAGATACTGCTAATCTGAAGACCCACAAAAAGGAATTATCTTCTTTACAGAAAGAAAGGACAAAGTTACAGAAACAATTAAAGAAAGCACAGAAGTCAAATACGAAAGCGTCTAAAGCCAGAGCGAAGGCATTGAAGAGCGAATTAAAAGCTAATAATAAAGCGATTAAGGAAGCTAAGAAACAGGTGAAAGCCGATGAGAAGGAAATAGCAGAGCATACCAAAGAGGTTTTCAACGAATTGCATAATACATTGGCCGAATCTGTTTCGACATTTCTTGACCCGCTTAAAGTCAGTCTTGAGTCAGGGATTGATTTATTTAAGAAATTTGAATCAAATACTGACTTATACGAGGCAGATAAAAAGAATCTTGAAGAGCATCAGAAAACCTTGGCAGAATTGGAAACAACTCAGAAAGAAATTCTTGATGAGATTGCTAAATATTCTGATAAGAATACACTTGCCGCAAGGAAGCGGGTAAAAGAATTAAATAAACAGTTATCTGAAGTTGAAAGCAGTATTGAAGAGGCAAAGAGCAATATTGAACAGGCTGAAAATGATATGGCTTCCCATTCCCAGGTGACGGTTGATTCCATTCTTGAAAATATGCAGTCGCAGATAACCGGTGTTACAAAATGGCAGCAGAATCTAAAGACATTGGCGGCAAGAGGTGTATCACAGGGATTGCTGGAAGAGTTAAAGAAGATGGGGACGGATGGTGTTGATTATGTAGATCAGTTCATGAAAATGACAAATGATGAAATAGCAAAAGCGAATTCGTTATTTGCACAATCGTCAAGTCTGACGTCTCAAACCCTTATTGACAATTTCCAGGAAAGCCTGAACGAGACAAAGAATTGGGCTGCTGGTTTACAGAAAATGGCTGAGATGGGATTCAGTCAGGATTTACTTCAAAAGATTGGAGAAATGGGCGTTGATGGTTATGAATATGTCAGCGCATTCCTGACTATGACCCCGGATCAGGTTGCCCAGTTTAATCAGCAGTTTGCTGAATCGTTGAAACTCCCGGATACGGTAGCGGATCAGGTTATATCATCATATGCGTATGCTGGGGGACAGAGTATTGCTGGATTTACATCAGCTCTTGCCAAACTGACGGAAAGCGGTTCGGATGAAAATGCGGCTTTAGTTGCAATGGCAACAGAGATAGGCAATGTTATCAGTAAAACGCTTAAGAAAGAGTCCAAATCTGGCGGTAAGAAAGCGGTAGACGAATTATCCAAGTCTATGAAAAAGAACAAAAAAACAGCAAAGGAGGGTTCAAAATCCGTTGGTAAAGCTACATTAAAAGGATTGAAGGAGGTGTTAAACAATACTGCCGGAAAGAACGTGGCAAATAATATTTGCAGCGGATTGAAGAATGGATTAAACAGCGGAAAATCAAGTGTGTCCGCTACGGCAAAAGCTGTTGCCCAAGCAGCTTATAAGGCAGCAAAGGCAGCGCTTGGCATTAAATCCCCTTCAAGAATGTTTGCGAAGCTTGGGGAATATACGGATGCGGGCTTTGTGAAAGGTTTGGAATCTGGTGAGAAGGACATCTATAATACGGCAACTGACATCATGGGAAAGACCATTAAAGATATTTACGATGCCTTGAATTCGGATGTCGAAACCCAGCCGACAATCAGACCGGTAATGGATTTGACAGACATTCAAAATGGAGCTGATGAAATCGGCAATATGATGAGTGGCTATTCTATTGCGGGTTCTCTTGATTTGGCAAATGCTACAGCAAGTGCCATGAACAGGAACGCTGCAAACATGAACGACTCAACACTCAATGCGATAGGCAAATTACAGAGTACACTAAGTAATCTATTAGGTAAGCCGTCAATTGAGCAGAATAATCACTTCGATATACGGGGTGATGATCCAAAAGAAATAGCAGACGAAGTATCGCACATACTTCAGAAACAGGTAGAAAGGAGAAATGCTACATGGGCATAGTTATGTTTAACGGCATCTCTTCACTGGACTATGGTATTCAGGTGGAACACCCACCTGAGTATCAGGCTCCGGCAAGAGACTATGAAGTTATACATGTTCCGGGGAGAAATGGCGATTTGGTAATCGACAACGGCTCATACCAGAACGTAAACAGATCTTATCAATTGGCTATAGGCGATAAGAAAAAAGATTACACCAGTATGGCCAATGCGATTTCCGAATGGCTGCATTCCGTATCCGGTTATGCCCGTTTGGAAGATTCATACGAACCTGAATATTATCGTATGGCGATGTTTCAGGACGAGATCAGTATCGAAAATATTATGCAACATGCTGGCCGATTAACCGTTGATTTTAATTGCAAACCCCAGAGATTTCTTAAATCCGGGGAAGAACTCGTAAATATCAGCAAACAGACAACCTTGTATAACCCCACGGGGTTTAATTCGCTGCCATGTATAACAGTATACGGAAGTGGCAGAGGTGTTTTAAGCATTGGCCAGCATACAATTACGATTTCAAACATCAACGGTTCAATTGTTCTGGACAGTGAGATTCAAGATGTGTATAAAGGAACCGTCAACCGAAATGCAGACGTGACACTGAATAAAAGTTTTCCTGAATTTGTTCCGGGAGAAAACAGCATTGCTTGGTCTGGCGGAATTACATATGTGGAGGTGATCCCGAGATGGTGGACTCTTTAATTCGGTTGTTTGAATCAACCGCTACGACTTTTCAGACAAACGGATTGGGTGGGTTGTCAGAAGCCTTGAAATGTGAGGTGGTGGAGGAACGAAACGGAAGTTTTGAACTGGAAATGGAGTACCACATTTCTGGAAAGCGGTATTCGGATTTGAAACTGCGGCGGATCATAGTTGCCAAACCAAATCCATATTCTGAGCCGCAGCCATTTCGGATATATGACATCTCAAAACCAATTAACGGGCTGGTTACGGTAAAAGCAGAACATATTAGCTATGATATGTCCGGGTATCCGGTTAGCCCATTTTCCGTGTCAGATGTTAAAGCGGCAATCTCAAACGCACAGTCGAACGCTATTGTTTTACACCCATTCAAGCTGTCAACGGATATGAGCGCTTCTGGGGAATTTACAATATTGAAACCTGTTTCCATGCGTTCTTTATTAGGAGGCTCCAGCGAATCAATTCTTGAGAGTTATGGCGGTGACGGTGAGTATGAATTTAACGGCTTCAATGTAATACTTCACCAAAATCGGGGGGCTAACCGAGGCGTCACTATCCGATATGGTAAAAACATGACGGATTTGAAACAGGAAGAGAATTGCAGCAATGTCTATACGGCTGTTTATCCATTTTGGTACAGTGATGAATGGGGAATGATTGAATTGCCGGAAAAAACATTGAAGACGGTTGGTACATACGATTACACTCGAATCCTGCCACTGGATTTATCAAATGAATGGGAAAATTCTTATGAATGGGACGACCAGTATCCATCGGAAGATGAGATACGGGAACTTGCACAAAACTACATTGACAAAAACAATATTGGGGTTCCCATTGTGTCCTTGACGGTATCGTTCGAGCAGTTATCCCAGACAAAAGAATATGAGATGATGGCATTGCTTGAGACGGTCCGGTTGTGCGATACAGTGAATGTCGAGTTTCCGTTGCTTGGCGTTAGTGCAACATCAAAATGCATAAAAACAACGTATAACGCCATAACAAACAAATACATCTCAATCGAATTGGGAGAATCGCAGAGCACGCTTTCAGATACCGTGTCCGAACAGAGCGAGACCATCAAGAAACAGCCCACCCAGACTTTTATGGAAAAAGCGATACAGACTGCCACACAGCTTATCAGCGGCGGTCTTGGTGGTTATGTTGTTATTCGCAGTAGCAGCGGTGGAAAATATCCGGATGAGATTCTTATTATGGACGATCCGAACATTGAAAAAGCAACAAAAGTATGGAGATGGAATAAGGGGGGACTAGGATATTCACCTACAGGCTATAATGGTCCTTACACGACAGCAATCACGCAGGACGGTTCTATTGTAGCTGATTTCATTAACACCGGTCATCTTACAGCGAGCATTATTCAAGGCGGAACATTGACAGTTGGCGGCTTTGATAACACCAACGGAAACATAGAAGTCAGAGATGCAAAAAATAATCTTCTTGTACAGATGAGCGTTCAGGGACTTAAGTTCTATGGTGACGGCTCTAAGCCGATAACCACCATTATTGACAACACGGTTACAACCGAATTTGTCAACGCCTTAAAGATTACGGCGGAACACGTTGCAGCGGAGAACATCACGGGTACGACCATAAGCGGTAAGATTTTCAAAGGAGGAACTGTTGTAGCCGGTGGAACTGATGACGGAGTGATTGAAGTAAGGAATGCCGACAATGTTTTGCTTATGAAAATGAGCGAGGACGGTTTGGAATTTTTCAATACCGGAAAGAACCCCATCACACAAATTATCAACGATACCGTGACTACGAGTTTTGTCAACGCCTTAAAGATTACAGCGGAACATGTTGCGGCGGAGAACATTACGGGTACGACTATAAGCGGTAAAGTATTTTCTGGTTGCAGCGGTGATTTTACGGGAACTGTTTATGCAAATGTCATGATAGCAAAAAACGCATACTACATTTGTGATGCGGATTTCGGTTCAAATGTGAAAGTCATATCGTCAAGCCCAGATTCTACGTCAGATACAAAGTTGAATTTTGGAAGATTAACGAATAATGGCTATAGTTCTAATCTGAATTACATTTGTTTTCGGGATATTTCCCAAGACAGACAATGTGATTTATACAGTGGATTATTTACGGTACACAGCCAGTTATGGACAACCGGTCGTATATATTCAAATGGTGCCGTTGCGCCTGACAATGACGAAGGGCATCCTTGCGGTCTGTCGGATTCCAAATGGAGTACCGTCTACGCAAAGAATGGAAGTATCAATACTTCTGACAGAAATAAAAAACACGACATCAGAGATATCTCAGCATTATATGAGAAATTATTCTTTATGCTAAAACCTGTCAGTTATATGTTCAATAATGGGGACCGCGTTCATCTTGGCATAATTGCCCAGGACTTAAAAGCCGCAATGGCTGAGCTAGGACTTACTGATATGGAGGTCGCAGCATACTGTCGGGATGTCAAAATGAAGCAGATTCATGATACCGAAACAGACCAGTATATCGAAGTGCCTGATTTGGATGAGGATGGAAATGTTCAATACAATTTAGGCGTGAGGTATTCAGAATTTATTATGCTTATCGCCCATATGCTCCAGAAAGCATATATCAGAATAGATGACCAGCAGGAGCAGATAGATGGGCTAAAAAGCCAGATGGAGGAAATTCTGTCATATTTGAAAGAAAGGAAGTGATATTTTATGAGCGTATCAACTTATACGCCAGATAGTACAAAAATACTGCATACGGCGTATGCTGATTTTGTTTCTCGCCAGATTGGCAGAACCATACATGTTGTTCAGTATGATGACAGTCTTCCGTTGTTGGCAGTAAAGCTGTTTAGTGATGGACAACCATACACAATACCGTCTAATGCTGAGATTAGTATAAAACTTGGAAAGTCGGACGGAAAATTTGTCTACAATCCGGCATTGGGGTGCGATTCAGCCCGACATACTGCATATTTTGAGATTACATATCAGATGGTAGTGTTGGCGGAAACAGTAAGTCCGATAATAGAAGTAAGGATTGGAACGTCTATTGCGGCATCAAGTTCCATTGGCGTTATCATTGACCGAAACCCGATACAGAGAGAAGATATAGAATCAACATCGGAGTGGAAGGTTATTGAGCAGGCAATCAACTATTCTAAAGAGGCGATTTCAGCCGCAGCAAGTGCTTCTGCTTCACGTTCAGCCGCAGCGGTGTCGGAATCAAATGCACTGGTATATAGAAATGCGGCGCAGACTGCTGCGACCAATGCGGCAAACTCAGCATCGGCAGCCTCTACGTCTGCGACTAAAGCTAAGACTTCAGAAACTAATGCGGCAAACTCGGCATCAGCTTCGGCTACTTCGGCAACAAAATCCAAAGAATCGGAGACAAACGCCAAGGTTTCCGAGACGAATGCTAAAACGTCGGAAACCAATGCTAAGACTTCAGAAACCAATGCAGCAAATTCAGAACGCAAAGCTGGAGAGAAAGCGTCGGAGGCAGATGTTTACAGCATCATGTCAAAATCATATGCAATTGGTGAGGGCGGTATTCGCTCAAACGAAAAGACCGACAATGCGAAGTATTATTCGGAGCAGGCTAAAAACTCATCAAATGATGCAAAGGAATCGGCCTATAATTCTGACATGCACAGTATGCTTGCCAAAAGCTATGCTGTCGGAGAAAGCACTGTTACTTTGGGAGATGGCGTTGATGAACTTGTCACCGATGACGGATTTCTAATCGAACTCTTTGGAAGAGAGGGTGAAGATACCGACAATGCGAAGTATTATTCGGAGCAGGCATCCGCATATGAAGAGAATAGTGAATTAAATGCAAAGATCGCCAGGTCATATGCAGTGGGAGATACGGATCACCGTGTTGGAGAAAATGTTGATAACGCAAAGTATTACTATCAGCAGGCAAAACAGATAAGCGAAGGACTTGGTGGATTGATTCCCATGGGAACAATAGCTTTTGCCGATTTACATTTACAAACAAAAGTCGCTGGATATATGTTCAATATCTCGGATGAATTTGTGTCCGATAGTACATTTAAAGACGGTGGCGATATTAGATATCCGACCGGAACGAATGTGTATTATACCGCGGATGGATATTGGGATTGTCTTTCAGGTTCTTTGCTTTCTGGAATAAAAGGAAATGCTGAAACTGAATATCGGAAAGGATTTGTAAATATTACACCGGAGGATATCGGTTCTTATGATAAAGAAAGTGTTGATAATTTCATCTCTGGTATTAACAACATAATAGATACGCTCATTTCCAGAATTACGGAATTAGAAGATCTTTCTGGTTTCGCACATCTTATTGTGGATGATTCAGGAAGTGAGTTGGTAACAAGTGATAATCAAACTGTTATATTATCAATTTAGGAGGAATGAATAATGGCAACAAGAAAAATTACGGATTTGTCTCGTGCAACCAAACCCACATCAAGTGATTTGTTGCTTGTTGAGACATCAAATGGAACAAGGGCAATGACGTATGAGGATTTGGTAAATCCTGCGATTGGAGAGGCGGAAGAAAACGCAGCGTTAAATTTGGATAATCGTAATACCTATCGTGGGAAAAATCTTGGTTCATCCGTTACAGCAGCTCAGAAAACAGCAATTCAAAATGGAACTTTTGATGACCTGTTTATCGGAGATTACTGGACAATTGGCGGCGTGAAGTGGCTGATTGCTGACATGGATTACTGGTATAATTGTGGTGATACAGCATTTACAAAGCACCATCTAGTTATTATTCCAGAGACTACATTGTATAGTGCTCGAATGAACGCGACTAGTACTACAGAAGGCGGTTATGTTAATTCAGAAATGTATAAAACAGGTCTAAATAATGCGAAAACAACTGTTACTTCAGCATTCGGTAGCATGGTATTAACCCATCGCGAGTTGTTAGTTAATGCAGTTTCAAATGGAAAACCAACTGCCGGGGCATGGTGTGATTCCACTGTTGAGATTCCAAATGAATGTATGATATACGGACATTTGCATTTTAGTCCGACCTCGGATGGCTCTACAGTGCCATATATTTACACAACCGACAAAACACAACTTTCCTTATTTGCACTGCGTCCACAGTTGATAGTAAACAGAGCATCTAGTTATTGGTTACGGGACGTCGTGTCTCCGGCTTACTTCGCCGATGTGGGCGACGGTGGCCGTGCGTACTACGGCAGCGCTGGGTACTCTCATGGGGTTCGTCCGGTATTTGCTATTGGTTAGTAAATCCAGGGGCCTTGTGCCCCGAAAATAAAAAAACAGCACGCAGGTGCTTGAAACTTATGTTATAAAAGTCATAAACATTGGAAGGAGATATCAAAATGGATGAAAAGATTTATTCCGTCACATTAGCCGATGGATCTACTATTGACAATCTGACACTTAACGGAAATAACTATGTTTCCAAAACCAAAATCGACAAGAGCATTTTCGATGGCAACTGTCATTCTGTTATGATTTCAGATGGAGAAAGCGAAGTTGTTTATGAAAATATGGAATGCGTACAGGTAACCCAGATGGGTGATGAGTGCTGGTTTGTGCTCCGGGAACTTTCATCTGCGGAACTGGCAACAGCAAAGCTTCAGTCGGATATTGAGTATATTGCGCTTATGTGTGATGTTGAGCTGTAAAAAGAAAGGAGGAACACCATGAATCATAGCAAGAATTTTGACAAGGTAAGAAAGTTCTATAACACCATTGTAAATGGAGAAAGATTGTGGAATGAAAACCGCGTCAGAAACGCCGTAGTAAAAGATTGGATCACTGAGGAGGAATTTAAAGAGATTACTGGCGAGGATTACTAAATGAGTGTCCTTGTCAGTGACCGTTCCGAATCAAAATTCGAGGCTATTACATATTCAATAGAGCTTCACAATATGCTGATAGAGCTTATGCAGAGAAGTTTTGGTGTTAAGGATTTGGACCAATTTGTCCGGTTAAGATATGCTTATGGAAAAGATGAGTATGAGGATTTCGCAAGATATCGGTATCTAATGCAGAAATTCAAAGACCGGATAGATAAATTTGCAGCTTCTGTTACCGGAAATGTCAGGGCTGCAAACACCATATATCCGACTACTCTGCATGAATATGAGCAGCGGAGAGATTATCAAAACGCAGCGATTGTTGGCTGCGAACAACTTATAAATGAACTCCAAAGAGTGGTAGAAGTATTTGAGGTGGACGTCAATGTCTACGGCAGATATATCAAAGCTATCGACCGAGAAATCGGATTGATAAAAAAGTGGCGTCAGAGGGATAACAAAATCAAATCATATTTACCAGGGTAATGTCTAAATTGCGTCGTGTCTTCGGCTTACTTCGCCAATGTGAACAACAATGGCAATACGAACTACAACAACGCTGCGAACTCTAATGGGGTTCGTCCGGATTCTCTACCTAACCAATAGAGAAGGAGACGTTATCCGTTCCATTTCAAGAAGGGATAAATGACAAAGCCGGACGCAATTTACTACGGTAAGTATTGCTATCACGGTGAATAAATTATGAAATATGAGGAGATTCTCTGTGACGCCAATAATTTGTACAAGGCTTACAAAGCTTCAGTAAAAGGTAGCAAATGGAAAGAGACTACCCAGAAATTTATGATGAATTTTCTGAGGTATATTTTTGACATACAAGAAGATCTTCTCAATCGGACACTTCAAAATGGTCCGGTACAGGAATTTCAGCTATCTGAGAGAGGCAGGGTAAGACCTATTACAAGTATCCCAATAAGAGACCGCATTGTCCGCCATGTTCTGTGCGATGATATTTTACTGCCTGAGGTTAGGAAGCACATCATATATGATAATGGTGCATCCATAAAAGGCCGTGGAATTTCCTTTCAGCGGAACAGGTTTGAAGTGCATCTCCACAAGTTTTACAAGCTTCATGGAAATGGAGGCTGGATTCTATTCGGAGACTTTTCTAAATACTATGACAATATTATTCATGAAATAGCAAAAAGAGAGTTATTAAAACTGTTTGATGATGACGAATTCATCGACTGGATATTAACTCTTATTTTCGACGGCTTCAAAATGGATGTATCCTATATGTCGGACGAAGAATATGCAGTATGTGAAGAAACATTGTTCAATAAACTGGAATATCGTGAAATTTCCCAAAACAAATTAAATGGTACGAAATGGATGGCTAAGTCCGTCAATATTGGCGACCAGCTATCGCAAATTATCGGCATCTATTATCCGAACCGTATAGACACTTATGTCAAATATGTAAGGCAGCAGAAGTTTTACGGACGCTATATGGATGACTGGTACATCATAAGCCCAAGCAAAGAAGAACTTGAGGATTTGCTTGCTAATATTTCTTCCATAGCCAAGGAATTAGGGATTCACATAAATATGAAGAAAACCCGGTCAACCCAACAAGAGTTACTACCATGCGCAGGAAACTCAAGAAACTCGCTGTAAAGGTTCAAAATGGCGGACTTCCATATGAGAACATTGAAAATATGTTCCGGGGATGGATGGGCAGCTACTACAAACTTTTATCAAAACAGCAAAGGAACAACCTTATCGAGTTATACAAATCTCTATTTGATAAGGATATTACTGTGGTAAACAAAAAGCTGGTGATAACGGATAGGTCACCACAATAGAAATTTAAGGAGGATGACCATGGAAGTATGGCAACAGATTATTCTTACGGTTTTTAGTTCAGTTCTTGCATCTTCTGGACTGTGGGCCTATATCACGAAAAGGCTTGAAAAAAAAGATGTCAAAACAGAAATGCTGGTCGGGCTTGCCCACGATCGCATATTGTTTTTAGGTATGCATTATGTAGACCGCGGATTCATTACGCAGGATGAATATGAGAACCTGCATGACTATTTATATGTTCCGTATGAAAAAATGGGTGGGAATGGATCTGCAAAAAGGGTAATGGCGGAGGTTGAAAAACTTCCTATAAGAATGTCGACTTACGAAAAGGAGGGAAATGGTGATGAGCATGAGTAATAAGACTTACGATATTTTAAAGTGGGTTGCGATGGTGTTTTTACCGGCATTAGGTACATTATATTTTGCATTAGCTGGTATCTGGAATCTGCCATGTGGAGAGCAGGTGGTTGGTACGATTGCTGCTATCGACACGTTCATGGGCGTGATACTTGGAATTAGCTCTGCAAACTACAACAAAGATACTAAGTAAATGGAGGTATTGTTATGAATGAAACAACTGTTTTAGAACTCGTTAAGAGGTACAAAGGAGAAGCAAAGTTTGATGTTAAACTTTTAGAAGCTGGTGATAAGAAAAACCTTGTCAATTTTGCTTCTGGAGAGTATGGTGCAATTAAGGATGAGATTTTGAACGCAGAGGTCATGCACTTCACATCCATTAACAAAAATTCATCCGTTCCGACAATCGAGATTTTGATTGAAAAATTAGCTGTCAAAGAAACGGAACCGGGAACAAAAGAAGAGCAGGAAACCGGCTCTACTCCAAGTCCTGAACCGACAGAATCTGGTGAGAATGCCGATTCAAATGAATGATATTTTTGAGAGCGGATAAGGGTATCAGGAAGTGTAGGGAAGTCGTTTATTACTTGACTATTCCTACATTTCCTTATAAAATCCTTGAAAATATAGGGATTCTTTGATTATACTATAGAAACTTGCTACAAGTTGAGCGACTATTAAATACCCTTAAAATCGGATTTTTCAAAGTAGTTAAATGTGATAAAAAGCAGGAAAATGTAGGTAATTCCTATTTTATTCCTGCATTATTCATATACCACACTCCTACACTATAAATCAAATGAAATAAACCCCTTATTTTAATTTTTCAATTTCTGCTTTAAGCCAATCAAATTCTCTTTGAGTATATACCTTTTCTGTGATGTCTGAAATCTTATGACCGACCATATATTTAATGGCATATTCATCTACGCCATATCTTTTTGCCATGGTTACAAAGTGTTTTCTTCCATCATGTGGACGATGCTCGGAATTTAATCCAAGTTCACTACAAATTAACCCAAAGGCTTTGTTATAACGATTATATGTCAGTTTTATATTCTTCTTATTACGGGCATTCGGATCGACCCAGTTTAGAAGGTATTTGCTACCGAGTTCTTCAGCTTCCTTATATTTTTTCTCAATCAGTTCTCTGATTTTGCTGTGAATCGGAACGATTCTCTCTGTACCAGCATCAGTTTTCATGCCGCCTTTGAATGTTCCGGATTCAAGATCTACATTCTCTAATTCAATCAATCCAAGTTCCTGCGGACGCCATCCGGAATAACATTGTATCAAGATTATATCCACGCCTCTCTTATCATATGCGTGTTTCCATAAGAGATTCATTTCTTCATCAGAAAAAGCGATATGTTCTTTTTTGACATTGTGGCATTCTTTGACAATTTCATCTGTAAGTTTAAATGTCCTGGAATAGTTTCTATCCACAATCTCATATTCTAAAGCATAATCCAAAATTAAATTGAACAGGGATTTAATCTTGTTTTTCATGGTAGCAGTCGGCGTTTGCTCAACTCCTTTAACTACCGCAATCCCTTCTTCCATACATCCTTTTATATGCCTAGCCCTGACATCCATTACCCTCATGCTATAAACGGATGAACAATATTCCCAGGCGTTTTCAACAGCCTTGGTATCCTTAACGGTCTTTTCGTATTCTGGAAACCATTTATCATAGAGTTCCCGCATGGTTATGGCAGGCTGTAAATCATATGGATTTTTGTTATATTCCACGAGTGCTGCATACGCATCGTTGTAAGTAGCAAAATAGGATTCAGGTTTCAATGGTTTACATATTGGACGTCCTTCCGGTGTCTTGCCTACTGTTATCATAGCTCTAAAAGGATTTCGCAGATTTCTGTTCTTAATTTCACTTATTTGACCGAAGCCGTTGGGGAGTCGTCTTCGTTTATTATTTTTATTGCGGGGTTTACGGACGGCTTTGTCTGGCTGTAATGGGTATCCGCAATGTGGGCAGCTTAAGGCTTTGTCGCTTACAGGAAGGTCACATTCTGGACAATTAGTCAGCATATTTCAGTTCTCCTTTCTTTTACATCAAAGTTGAAAAGTTATTAGTAATCATATATTATGGTGTAGGAATTGTCAACTCCTACACTTAAAAAATAATGCAAAAATCTATCCTAGATTAGAAAAGGGGATGTAATATGGTTAGTAATAACGAGTCAACTTGTCCTAATTGCGGTGGAAAATTGAAATATTATGACAAAGTCAATAGGATTGTTCGCTCAAAACGAAGAAGTACAAAATGGATTACGATAAGAAGGATGAAGTGTCAGGTATGCGGCGGATTACATAGGGAATTGCCAGATGATATTTTTCCATATAAGCAATATGAAGCCGAAATTATAAGAGGAGTATTAGAAGGACTCATCACCCCAGAAACTATAGGGTTTGAAGATTATCCATGTGAAATGACCATGATTCGATGGGATGCGCAAAAATCACAACTGCTATTGTGAAGGAGGTAATTCTATGAGTATCAAACAATATTTTTGGACTATAGTAGGAAGGGTTTTATACAAAGTAGGATATTTGAAAGATTGAGCCAGCAATGGCTCTTTTCTTTTGCAAATAAAAACCACCGAGGTTGTTTTAACAAAGTGCGATTCTTATCCTAGAATAGCCGTTAAAAGGAGGTAAAAGCAGATGATAGAATTTGCAGATGGCTCTGTCCCTGTTGCAGTTGCCGCCAGAATTTATGGAAAAGATGCATCGTGGATAAGAGCTGGAATAATTGCAGGATGGTTACCCATTGGAAAAGCAACCAGAAACGGAAAACTCATAACCGATATTGAGGAAATGAATTCTAAATTTGGAAGAATCAATTTTTATATTTCTCCAAAGAAACTCTATGAAGATACCGGTTATATTTGGAAAGGAGAGAAAAAGTGATGTCTACAACAATACATCCAGAGGTTTCAGAAAAGAACAAGTATTGGATTGACAAGCACCGGTACTATGAATTAAAGCATTTCTGTCTCCAATACCCTTTATGGAAAAAGGAGTATCAATCATTTGACGGCTACAGCAAACAGCCAGCAGGAACAGAGATTGTACAAGATAACAGCCACAGCGATCCAACAGCAAAATGCGTGGAAGACAGGGAATATTATTTGAACCGAATGAAAATCATTGAACAAACAGCTATTAAAACAGACAGTATACTCGGACCTTATATTTTAATAGGTGTTACAGAGGGAATTTCATATAATGGTTTGAAGAAGAAGCACAATGTACCATGCTGTCGAGATACTTATTATGATTTATACAGACGATTCTTTTGGCTTCTTAGTCGGGAAAGGGGGTAACCGTGATTGTATTACACCGTGCTATGAAAAAGCTGTACCGGTTTAACTGTCCGATATGTGCATCCAAGTTAGAAGCATCTCCAGAAGAACTTGTCGATATTGGAAATAAAATCAGTAAATTTAACTGTCCGGTTTGCCATTCCGAAAGATATATAAACTGGTGCAATTTAAGAAAGAAAATTATTTACGAAGATTGAAATGTAGAGGGGAGCCTGTCCGTTAGGCTCTTCTTTTTATATTTTCAGCACGCAGGTATACATAAAATGTTGTATTTTGATATGTGAAAAAAATCCCGGGGTGGAATTTTCAGAAAAACTTTTATAATGACGCAGAAATAACAAGTCCTATTATGAAACCATTATTCATCACAGAAAGGAGAAAATAAGATGGATGAAGAAATTAAAAATTTATTGGATGAGGAAATCAAAAGTCAAATCAATACGATTTCCGGCATGGATGTTGACGATGAGAACTATTCAAAAGCAGTTGATAGTCTTGTCAAACTACACAAACTGAGAATCGAGGAAACGAAGTCGATTACTGATTCCGAGAATCTAGCGTATAAGCGTGAAACGGACGAAGAAACATGCAAATTAAACGAAGAGATTCGGCAGGAGCAGTTATCAGAACAGAAGAAAGACCGATATATCAGGATTGGGTTGGATGTGGCAGGATTATTAGTGCCGATAATGTTCTATTCAGCATGGATGCGGAAGGGATTCAAATTTGAGGAGACTGGAACATTTACCTCAACCACATTTAGAGGTTTGTTCGGACATTTTAAGCCGACAAGAAGATGACAAAGGTTTTACGGACGGCGGGATCGTGTGTCTTACACGGTCTCTTCGTTTTTCCGCATTTTTTACATCTCTTTTGGGGGGGACATATGAGATATCATTATGAAAAACCACTATTATATGTATCTATGTATGGAAGCTTATACGTTTGTAACCATCCCATATATAGCAGGTGTACTTTATTTAAGATTGGAGATAAAGGATTGGCTGTAATACAACAGAGATTCAAACAAGATAGTAAGTCTACATATTGGGGCGAGATTGATTCATGGCTTACAGATGATTTGTACCTGCATCCCGGATTTAAGGAATATTTTGATAGCCGTGCCAAAGAGTGTACGGACGATGGATTATATCCTACCGTATCAATAAGGCAAATTATGTGGGCGTTGAAAATGAAGCCACTTCCAAGGAAACGATGGGAAACATATTTTGACAGGAAGGAGATTTAAAATGCGCAAAATATACAACTTCTTTTATGGAAAAACTAAAACTGAATTTTGCGCGAAAATTACAAGTTGTATTATGAAGAGATATGATAGCTCAAGTGGGAGAGCAACGGTCAATTCCCGACCGTAGGTTATGGGTTCGAGTCCCATTCATACTCTTTTTGTTTTTCAAAGAAATCAAAAATTGAAAGGAGAAAAAGAAATGGAAAACATCAAAGTATTAAGAAAACAGGGAACGGAGACAAAGGAGATTCTGCTGGGAGATCAGATTCTGATATCCTTGAATGGTCTCGGAGATTTTACTGCAACGGCTCATAAAATTACAGACAAGGGTGTTCTGTTTATTTTTGATGATTATGTTGTCAGTAAAGCAATGAATGAAGAGAATACCAATGAAGGTAGATTTGAAGAATCTGATTTGAAGAAGTGGATTGATTCTGTGCTGCTGGAGGCATTCCCCTCAGAGCTTAAGGACAGAATTGCAGATTTATCTATTCCGACTGTTGGAGAGTTGTTCGGTCATGATGACGAATGGGACAATGAACATTTCGAGCCGGATGATGACGAGCAGCTTCCGCTTATGAAAGAACGGAGAAACCGGGTGGCATATTTACAGAACGAATGGGAATGGGGGTGGCTCAGAAACGCAACCAAAAAGGAAGTGTCTTCGGCTTACTTCGCCAATGTGGGCACCGCTGGCTATACGTACTACGGCTACGCTGCGTACTCTTATGGGGTTCGTCCGGAGTTCTGGTTGGTTAGATAATCCAGGGGCCTTGTGCCCCGGTTGAAAGGAGAAAAAAATGGGAGGAAATAAAAACATCAGAGGCAGTACTGAATGGGAAAAGAAGTTCATTGATAATTTTAACCAACTATGTAATCGGCATTCCTCATGGCAGATTTGGCAGGATTTTGTAGATATGTCTGCCTGTGCTATCGCAAATGCAGTAGACCGAAAAACAGAAGTCTGGAAAACAAGGGAAGATTCTTATATGGAAACAGTCCAAAGATATTCCGAGGAAGAGTTAGAACTTATTTCTGAGCTGTTAAGCATTACCACATTAGCCTTGGAAGAGAATCCGGAACAGGATTTCCTTGGCGAACTTTATATGCGGTTTAATCTTGAAAATAAGTGGCACGGACAATTTTTCACCCCTTGGCACATTGCGGAACTAATGGCAAAAATGTTGGTGGGTGATGATTTAAAAGAGAAGATTGCCTCTGATGGATATATTTCGGTTAATGACCCATGCTGCGGAGCCGGATGTATGCTTATTGCGTTTGCGAATATCTGTAAGGATGAACTTGACGTAAATTATCAAAAGGATGTTCTTTTTGTGGGGCAGGATATTGACCCGGTAGTTGCAAAAATGTGTTACATACAAATTAGTTTACTTGGCTGTCCAGGGTATGTTGTTATTGGTAACTCTTTAACAGAGCCGATTGGCGGTACAGATACCATTCCAATCGTTACAAACGATAATGATATTTGGTATACGCCATTGTGGTTTACAGGATTCTGGCCTTTTAGATTATCCAAAGCAATGTCTAAAAAACATTCAGAATCAGATTCCTCTGAGTGTGACAATGACGAAGATGCTACAAAATCCCCGCCTGAAATTCATCCCCATAAACCTATAGCAAACAATTTTCAGAAGAAGAAATTTTCATTGCTGGATTTCTTCACAAAAAGATAGCAGGAGGAGGTTAATCATGAAAAAAATAGCAATACGAAAACATATGCCGGTGATTCTTACATACGCTGGTGTCTGTGGAGTTGTAGGAACTGCCGTTATGGCGGTAAGAGCAACGCCTAAAGCTCTTTCCTTAATCCAATTGGAAAAGGAACGCATAAATGCAGAGTTGTATAAAACAGCAAAAGAAAACGGAAAGGAAGAATTTCCAAGAGTAGATAAGCTTACTCCAAAAGAGGTTATTGCAGTTGCATGGAAATGTTATATTCCTTCCATCATGTTTGGGTTCTCAACCATTGCATGTATTATCAGCATTCATGCTTTGGATAAGAGAAATCAGGCATCGCTGGCAAGCGCATATGCCATGTTGAATGAAACATACAAGCAGTATCGTGACGCGGCAAAAACGGTCTATGGAGAAGATGCCGATGTTAAAATCCAGGCTGAGATTGCAAAAGACACATTTATATCGGCTGATGGGATAGCTGTTTATTCTCCCGATGCAGATTTTAGTGACAAGTTACTGTTTTACGATTTTTTCTCTAAGCGATATTTTGAATCCACATTGGCTGCTGTATTAAATGCTGAATATCATATAAACAGGAACCTGCAACTTAGAGGGTATTCTACAATAAATGAGTTTTATGATTTTTTGGGATTAGACGGCATTAAATTCGGAGATGAAATGGGCTGGGGAATAGATGAACTTGTAACAGATTGCGGATGTTTGTGGCTGGATTTTGAAAACCACAAAGCAAAAATGGATGACGGACTTGAGTGTTTTATCGTTTCGCCAATATATGAGCCAAATAGGTTTGATCCCGACGAACTATGATTCCGCAAGTATTACAAAGACTGTTATGGAAAGGAGGTAATTGCCTTATGAACAAAAATTTAATCAAAGGTCTTGGGATTTTAGCAACAGTGGTCGGATTCGCAGCGACGTTCGTGAGTGACTGGGTTGCTGAACAGAAACTCGACGAGAAGATTAACGAAAAAGTAAACGAGGCTCTTGCTGAGAGAGAAAAAGAATCTGAGTCCTAACACAAGGGCTCTTTTCTTTTGGAGGAAATAGTATGGATATTAGAGCTATAAGCATTCTCCAGGAGTACATTGCTGATATGCCCGAACCAAGAAAAAAATGCAGACGGCAGATTTTTTTGCAGGAAACTTATTCGAGATGGGCGGCGGAAGAAATTCTGAAATGTATTCAGGAGAATGAATCGAGGCCACCCGTTGCCGTGGTTGAAGAATTCAAGGATAGGATGAATCATTATTCATTGATGAATCGCAGTTCCAGTTATATTTTTTCTGTGGCCTATGATATAGCCATGGATATTCTGGATATTTTCCTTGCTATGAGTGACCCGTATCTGGGTTATTTAAAAGAAGAATTTGAAAAAAGAGATGAAATTGAAAGGAGAAATGATTATGAAACTGAAGGTAACAAGAAAGGTAGAATTTAAAACAGAGGATATTTGTGTAGGGGATCAGATAACCGTAAAATTAAAAGGTTATGGAAAGTATACAGCGACAGCACAAAGAGTTACTGCTGACGGGGTTCTGTTTTTGTTTGACGATGTAATTGCCAGACATTGTATGAATGAAGTAAACACCAATGAAGGCGGGTTTGATAAATCAAACATAGCACGTTGGCTGTATAATGTTTTGCTTCCTTCATTCCCCGCAAAACTGCGAAATAAAGTGAGGGAGATTACGCTTCCTACATACGGTGAAATTTTCGGGCATGACGATTTCTACGAGAACTTCGAGCCGGATGATGACGAGCAGTTTGAATCCATGAAGCGGCGTGGAAACAGGGTTTGTGACTTTAACGGTGACTGGTGTAGCTGGTGGCTCAGAAACGCAACCAAAAAGGAAGTGTCTTCGGCTTGCTTCGCCCATGTGACCTGCGATGGCAATGCGTTCTTCACCGGCGCTGCGTACTCTTATGGGGTTCGTCCGGAGTTCTGGTTGGTTAGATAATCCAGGGGCCTTGTGCCCCGGTTGAAAGGAGAAAAAAATCATGGGTAAATTTGAACTTGGAAGAACTGTTATGACTAAAGGCGTTGCAAGAAGAATGGAAGAACATCCTGATTTTCGGTCATTTGTAAATGATTCTATTGAGCGTTATTCCAACTGCGATTGGGGTGACACTTGTGATGAAGATAAAGAAACCGCTGATTATGCAGTAGAGCACGGTGAACGCATCCTCGCTGTATATCAGCACGACAAGCTCCCTACTATCTGGATCATAACGGAATGGGACAGATCTGTAACCACTGTTTTGTTTCCGGAAGAGTATTAAATCGAAAGGAGTAACAATGTGAAAAAATTTGATTTATCAAAAGTAGTAAAAAACACAAAAGCTTCAGTATCCAAACACAGCCCTGAAATACTGACTGGCATTGGCATTGCTGGCATGATTGGAACAACAGTTATTGCTGTAAGAGCCACGCCTAAAGCTTTGAAGCTGCTTGAGGCTGAAAGGGAGCTAAAAGCAGAAAACGGAGAGGAAATATCTAAAACAGATATTATTAAAACAACATGGAAGTGTTATATTCCGGCGGCTGTGACAGGAACAGTTTCAGTGGTTTGTCTTATTGGTGCAAGTTCCGTAAATCATAAACGAAACGCGGCGTTGGTAACAGCATATACAATATCGGAAACGGCGTTTTCTGAATATCGAGATAAAGTCATTGAGTCTATTGGTGAAAAAAAGGAACGTGAAATCCGGGATGAAGTTGCAAAAGATAAAATCGCCAAAAATCCGGTTAAAAATTGCGAAGTGTTTGTTACGGAAAAAGGTAATACGCTTTGTTATGATGCTGTTTCCGGAAGATATTTCCGTTCAGACATTGATAAGATTAAAAAGGCTGAAAATGAGCTGAATCACCGATTGATAAGCGAAATGTATATTTCCCTGAATGAATTTTATTATGAGGTTGGCCTTCCAGGAACAAAGATGGGTGATGAGCTGGGATGGAATATTGACGGTGGATTGATAGGGCTTGACTTCAGTTCCCAATTGGGAGAGGACGGAACGCCTTGTCTTGTTATCGACTATCGTATTGCGCCCAGATATGAGTATGAAAAACTCATGTAGTCCGCGAAAATTACAAGTCATTTAATGAAGAAACTCATTAAAAAACTAACCATATTTTGAAAGGAGATTACTATTATGGATGAGAAGGATTTAATGATGGAAGAGGTTGCTGAAGATGCAGCAGAGGAGATTGCAAAGGTGAAAACTGGAATGATCACTCCGATGGCAATGCTTATCGGAAGCGGTTTAACACTGGCGGCTATCGTCGGTTATAAACAGCTTAAGAAAATCATTGCCAAAAAGAGGGCTATGGAGCAGGAAGAGCCGATTGTGGTTGACGGAACTGCAACGGAAGTTGAAACTGAATCCGAAGAAGAGGAAAAAGATTCCGAAGAGTAAAATCGAATACGGTACATGATGTTTCTGGGGACGGTGTCTTATACAAGGCACTTTCCCTTTTTCTTTTGTGCCTTATCGGAAAGGAGGTATTTATGAATCGGTATGATTACGAAGGACCTGTTATGGAATTTGACAGGTGTATCTCAAGCAACTGGAAAGGAACCACATTTGCACCAACTGAGAAAAAGGCGAAGAGTAATTTAGCTTATCAATACAAAAAGAAGCATAACAAAATTGCATCTACTAAAATATCGCTTCCCGGTGAGGTCAGATTGGTTGGATGAATCAAAATTTGAAAGGAGAAGAAGTGGAAAACATGGAGGATTATAAATCTAATTCGCACGCTTCCAAGGAAAAGGAGAAAAACCGCGAAGAAAAGAAAGTTGAAAAAATAATCAGCGGAAACGTCAAAGCCAAGAAAAAAAGCGAGTTCAGCAAATTCGCTGACGTATTTGTTTCGGAAGATGCAGGAAATGTAAAATCGTATATTTTGATGGATGTCCTTGTCCCTGCGGTTAAAAAAGCGATATCTGATATTGTTACAAACGGTATTGATATGCTTCTTTACGGCGAAACGGGCGTCCATAAGAGAAATGGGGCGTCTTCCAAAGTATCATATAGAAGCTATTATGACCGCTCCAATCGCAGCCCATCAAGTTCAAGAACCAGAAGCGGGTATAGTTACGACGACATAATTCTTGACAACCGTGGTGAAGCGGAAGAAGTCCTGTCGAGAATGGATGAAATTGTCGCTACATACGGAACGGTCAGTGTCGCTGATTTGTACGATTTGGTGGGAATTACCGGAGCGTATACGGATAATAAGTACGGCTGGACTGATATTCGTAATGCTTCGGTTGTAAGAGTAAGAGATGGTTACATGATTAAACTGCCAAGGGCGCTGCCTTTGAATTAACATCAAAAATATTTAAGGAGGAAATTTTAACGATGAAAAGAGAAGACATGTTTAAAAAAGTAAGCGGGGCTGTCAATAAAGCCGGTTACAAGCTTAAAAAACACAGCCCGGAGATATTAGTTGTGGCTGGTGTTATTGGAACGGTAGCCAGTGCGGTTATGGCTTGTCGTGCAACAACAAAAATAGGAGAAATCCTTGACGAATCTAATGAGACGCTGGACGCAATCCATAAGTATTCTGAAAACCCGGAGACGATTCCGGAAAATATGGATTATTCACCGGATGATGTAAAAAAGGATCTTGCTGTTACTTATGTGCAGACCGGCTTGAAAATTGCAAAGCTGTACGCTCCTTCCATTGTTTTAGGAGGTTTGTCAATCTCAGCTATGTTGGTATCCAACAATATTCTCAGGAAGAGGAATGTTGCGCTTGCTGCTGCATACGCAACCGTTGATAAAGGATTCAAGGAATATCGCGAGCGTGTAGTAGAACGATTTGGAGAAGCCGTTGATCATGAGCTGCGATACAATATCAAGGCAAAGGAAATCGAGGAAACAGTTGTTGATGGGAAAGGAAAAGAAAAGACAGTTAAAAAGAAAGTAAATGTTGCAGATATCAATGAGTACAGCGATTATGCAAGATGGTTTGACAGCAGCAATCCGAACTGGGAAGAAACACCGGATTATAATCTCATGTTCCTGAAAGCACAGCAGAAGTATGCTAATGATAAGCTCGTTGCAGAAGGTCGGCTGTTTCTGAATGATGTTTACGATGCACTCGGCATCCCAAGAACAAAAGCTGGTCAGATTGTAGGTTGGGTTTATGACCCGTCAAATCCTGATATTGACAGTCTTGTCGATTTCGGAATATTTGACTGCTATAAAGAGAATGCAAGAAACTTTGTAAATGGTGTTGAGCCGGCAATTCTTTTGGATTTCAACTGCGATGGAAATGTGTGGGATTCAATGTGAATGCTGGATATCAACTGGCCTGGAACTGGGGATTACAGAGTAGACATATTCAATTATCCTCAGTTCTTTCCAGATTTCTGAAAGGAGAAAAAAATGGAAGATAAAAACAAGTATAGAGCATTGGGATACAGACTGGGCGTTATATTTTCATCAATTGTGTTTGCCTGCCTTACCGCCATCGTAATTGCTTTGACATTAAAGCTTATATTTTGGCTTTTTTGAAAGAGGTGGTTAGATGGCAAGAAATATTTCAGCATTATGTTTAATCATAATGATAATCGTATCATGTATGGAATTTGGGACTTTGACATTAGCGGAACCGTCTGCGGATCATATTGAATCAGTACAAGTTTATGATGTTGAGACGGCTGAACCTCCAACGGTCATACCCGCGAAAACCGTAAAACCTCAAAAAATCAAGAAAAAGCCTGCGTATTTTACAGATATTAAGGACGGTAAAATAACCATATCTTCTTTGAAAAGTATATGTAAATATGTTGGCAAACGGTATGATATTGATCCGGAACTTCTTCAGGCTATTGCATTTGTTGAAAGTGATTATGAGGTCAACTGCAATGGAATAAGCGGAGACAAAGGTTTATGTCAGATAGTCGAGCGTTTTCATACGGAACGAATGGAAAAACTGAACGTAACTGATCTTTATGATCCATACAGTGTGATGTGTGAATACAAAAATTTGAAAGGAGACGATTAGTATGGGTAACAGTTCTATTTTATTATCATATTCGTTGGCGGCATTGGCTGGCATTTTCTTTATCAAGGGGCTTGCAATCCTTGCTGTTGGGAGGAGGAATTAAGATGGAAAATTTTGAGGCTTTTATTGCGATGCTTGATTATTCCCTTAACACCAAAAGAAAACGGCATATTGCCGGAAGAATATTCTTAAGTATTTCATTACTTTTTGGCGGGTTTGCATTTACCGCAATGACTTTAAAGCAGGAGGATGATAAGGATGAATAAAGCAGGAAGCTTGTTTATATTTGCTGCCGGGGCTGCTGTTGGTTCGTTTGCTACATGGAAATTGCTGAAAGATAAATACGAGCGAATTGCGCAGGATGAGATTGATTCGGTAAAAGAAGTGTTTGCTAAGAAAGAGGGTTTCGATAACGAAGAATCCACTCTGGCAGAGGAAAGCGAATACAACGAGAAGCCGAACATCATTGAATATGCGGCAAAATTGCAGGAAAACGGATACACGAATTATTCAGATTCCGAAAACAAAGAAAGCGTACATAAGGAGGATGACAATGCCGTGGAGAAACCATATGTAATTTCGCCAGATGAGTTTGGTGAGTTCGGGGAATATGATACGGTCAGTTTGACATATTATGCTGACCGGGTGCTGGCTGATGATAACGATGATGTTATTGAAGATGTGGATGATATTGTCGGGACTGAGTCGCTGACTCACTTTGGTGAGTATGAGGATGATTCTGTATTTGTCAGAAATGACAAGATGAAGTGTGATTTCGAGATTCTTCTCGACCAGAGAAATTTCTCAGATGTCCGGGCAGGTAACCCACATCCTATGGAGGAATAATGGGTAGAGACGAGATAATCAACGAATATTTTGAATGGATATGCGGATGGGTATGCGACTGTAAATACTCCAAACGTGTATCCTATCGGAAATTATTGATGTGTCTGCACAACATTGAATTTACATATTTGATTCCCGAAGACGGAAACAGGGCGATTGACGGCTGTGATTTAAGACAGCGGTTTTCTGATGAAAACGGTTTCAGTAGTCCGTTAGACGGTGTTCTGGATGGTCCATGCAGCGTTCTGGAAATGATGGTTGCTTTATGCATCCGCTGTGAAGAACAAATCATGGATGACCCAGACATCGGGAATCGCACAGGGCAATGGTTCTGGGACATGATTGTAAGCCTTGGAGTGGGTTCAATGACGGATAGCCGTTTTGATAAGGATTTTGTCATGGAGCGGATACAATGTTTTCTAAATCGTGATTATCAAAAAGATGGTTCAGGAGGGCTATTCACTATAAAAAGATGCAGGCGGGATTTAAGAAATGTCGAGATATGGTATCAAATGTGCTGGTATCTTGACAGTGTTTTGTAGGAGGTAGATGTAAGAATGTCTAATAAAGACATATTTCAACTGTTTAAGAAAATGTTTCCAGAGTTTGCCGCGGATGCCAAGGCGTGGTATCCAAGCAATGGACAGAAAAATTCTATCCGCATTTGCATGGCATCTGGGCAGGAACTGATATTTACATATAACAGCCAAAACAGTTGGGAATTGAAAACCAGGTTATTAAGAACAGGAGGCAAAAGGTAATGGATAGAATGTTGAATTATATTTTCGGAAGTTTAAGCACATCCGAGGAAGCTATCAGAAGAATAAACCGCAGGCTGGGAAAGCAGGGGGCAATTAACGGATGGCTGCTTGGCCTTTATATTGGCGGTTTAGTATATTCATCCGGTGTCAACATGAAATGCAGAGCGCAGGAAATTAAGATTAAGGAGTTAGGGGAACGTCTTTCGGTTCTCGAATCCGAAGAAGAGAAAGGATAATGAAACAGCATGGTCGACTTTTTTTTGGTTTCTACAAAACCCACAAAGCGTGGTACCGTAGAAATTTACCCTAAATTTATTATCAAAAAAAGCTCCGATCTGATGATTCGAGGCGGCGATTTCTATGCTATCTGGATTGAGGAACTTGGTCTGTGGTCTACAGACGAACAGGATGTGTTGCAGATTATAGACCGCGAACTTGATAAGTATGCTGAGGAAAACCGCCATAAGTTTGACGCAGATATTAAGGTTTTGCACATGTGGGATTCTGAAAATGGAATGATAGATCGCTGGCATAAATATTGCAAGAAAGACATGCGTGATGATTTTCATATGTTGGATGAAAAGCTTATATTTTCAAACATAGAAACCACAAAAAAAGATTATGCGAGCAAAAGGCTTTCTTATCCTTTGGAGGCGGGCGATTTATCAGCATATGAAACGCTCATGTCCACTTTATATTCTCCCGAAGAGAGACACAAAATAGAGTGGGCTATCGGTTCCATCGTATCTGGTGATTCTAAGAAACTGCAAAAATTCATGGTTTTGTATGGTGCTGCCGGAACAGGTAAGTCCACAGTATTGAATGTCATTCAGAAGTTATTCGATGGATATTATTCCGTATTTGATGCAAAGGCACTTGGTTCGGCAAGTAATTCGTTCGCTTTAGAGGCTTTTAAGACAAATCCTCTGGTTGCCATACAACATGACGGTGACTTGAGCAGAATTGAAGATAACACCAGACTGAACAGTCTTGTTTCCCATGAGTGGATGACAGTAAATGAAAAATTCAAATCCACATACACAAACCGTTTCAAATGTTTCCTGTTTATGGGTACAAATAAACCGGTAAAAATTACGGACGCAAAATCAGGCTTGATAAGGAGACTGATTGACGTGTCGCCATCCGGTCAGAAATTGAGTCCGAAGGAATATAAGAGCATTGTGAAACAGGTAGATTTTGAACTGGGGGCTATCGCTTACCATTGTCAGGACGTATATTTGGATAATCCGGGATATTATGACGATTATGTACCTGTTGCAATGCTTGGTGCATCCAATGACTTCTACAATTTCATCATGGACTCTTATCCTGTTTTCAAGAAGGAAGATGGGACAACTTTAAAAGCCGCATGGGAGATGTACAAGACATATTGTGAGGATGCGAAGGTCACATTTCCATATTCACAGAGAATCTTTAAAGAGGAGCTTAAAAATTATTTTTGGGATCATAAAGACCGATTCGATTTCGGAGACGGTACGAGGGTTCGTAACTATTATTCTGGTTTCCGGACAGATAAATTCGAGGAACAGATATACAGTAAAAAAAAAGACAAAAAATCGGAGCCATATCGTATCGACTTCAAAGAACAGGATTCTATATTTGACAAAGAATGCCATGACTTGCCGGCTCAATATGCAACGGAGAAAGGAACGCCCAGTAAGAAATGGGATAAGATTCACACTCTTTTAGCCGGCATTGATACGAGCAGGGTGCATTATGTCAAAGTCCCGGAAAATCATATTGTAATTGATTTTGATATTCCCGACGAAAATGGTGAAAAATCATACGAACGGAATATTGAGGCAGCAAGTAAATGGCCGCCAACATATTCGGAACTTAGCAAAAGCGGGAACGGAATACACCTGCATTATATTTATACAGGTAATCCAGCTATGCTGAGCAGAGTATATGACGACCACATTGAGGTAAAGGTGTTCACCGGCAATAGTTCATTAAGGCGGAAATTGTCTAAATGTAACGATTTGCCAATCGCAACTATTAGCTCAGGGTTACCACTGAAAGGAGAAAAAAGTATGGTCAACTTTGACAGCGTTAAAAGCGAAAAAGGGCTTAGAACACTGATAAAACGAAATCTAAACAAAGAGATTCATCCAGCAACTAAGCCCAGTATTGACTTCATATACAAGATACTCGAAGACACTTATTCGAGTGATTTGAATTATGACATCACAGATATGAGGAATGCTGTTCTGGCATTTGCAGCAAGCAGTACCAATCAGGCGGATTACTGCATTAAACTGGTAAACAAAATGCAGTTCAAGTCAGAGGAAGCGTCTGTTTCTAAAAATAACGATGATGCCAAAATAGTATTTTATGATGTTGAAGTTTTTCCAAACCTGTTTCTTGTAAATTGGAAGATTCAAGGGGAGGGAAAACCTGTTGTACGAATGATTAACCCGACACCATCGGAAATTGAGGAACTTCTTCGTTTCCGTTTGGTTGGCTTTAACTGTCGGAGGTATGATAATCACATATTATATGCCAGATTGATGGGGTATAATAACGAGCAGTTGTATAACTTATCCCAGAAGATTATCAATAACAGTAAAAACTGTTTTTTTTCGGAAGCTTACAACGTGTCTTATACGGATGTATATGACTTCGCATCCGCCGGAAATAAAAAGAGTTTGAAAAAGTTGGAAATCGAAATGGGAAATATTTCAGAGAAGAAGCTGAAAAAGAAAGGATTTTCCGATGCAGAGATTCGGGTTATCAAAGCAGGAACTCATCATCAGGAGCTTGGCCTTCCGTGGGATCAGCCTGTTCCGGAAGAACTTTGGACAAGGGTTGCCGAGTATTGTGATAACGATGTAATTGCAACTGAAGCGTCGTTTGTTTATCTTAAAGCTGATTGGACGGCAAGGCAGATTCTGGCAGATTTGGCGGGGATGACTGTTAATGATACAACAAATACGCTTACACAAAAGATTATATTTGGAAATGAGCGTAAGCCGCAGAGTCAATTTAATTATCGCAATTTGGCAGAACCGGTACATAAGCTGGACAAGGAAACACATGAATTTCTGATAAATGCATGTCCTGAAATGATGGAACAAACGCATGGCGAAGCCGAAAGCCTTCTTCCTTATTTTCCAGGATATAAGTTTGAAAATGGGAAATCGACTTATCGAGGAGAGGAAGTTGGTGAGGGCGGCTATGTATCGGCCATACCAGGCATGTATGGCAACGTGGCATTGCTGGATATTTCTTCTATGCATCCGCATAGTGCTATTGCAGAAGTCCTGTTCGGGGTTAAGTTCACTAAAGCGTTTCGTGAGATTGTTGAAGGCCGTGTAAGTATCAAACATGAAGCATGGGATATAGTCAATACAATGTTGGATGGCAAGCTTACGCCATATATCCAGAAAGTAATAGACGGCGAGATGACATCTAAACAGCTTGCCGACGCATTGAAAACGGCAATCAACTCAGTGTATGGTCTCACATCGGCGTCGTTTGAGAATGCGTTCCGTGACCCGAGAAACATTGACAATATTGTAGCCAAGAGAGGTGCGTTGTTCATGATTGACCTTAAACATGAGGTGCAGAAACGTGGGTTTACCGTTGCGCATATCAAGACAGACTCCATTAAGATACCAGATGCGACTCCGGAAATCATACAGTTTGTTATGGATTTCGGTAAGCGGTATGGTTATACGTTTGAACACGAGGCTACATACGACAGAATGTGTCTGGTAAATGATGCTGTGTATATTGCCAAGTATAAAGACAGTGGTGAATGGACTGCCACCGGAACTCAATTTCAAATCCCCTATGTATTTAAGAAGCTGTTTAGCAGAGAAGATATCGCATTTGAAGATATGTGTGAGACAAAATCTGTTAGCAGCTCTTTATATTTGGATATGAATGAGGGGTATCCCGATGTAAGTAAGCTGGAAAAAGAATTGTCTAAGCTTGAGAGTGATTATAAAAAGGGATTGCTTTCTGATACGAAATTTGAAGCAAATTGCAGGGATATAGTTCCGCAGATTGCAGAGGGGCATAATTACCGCTTCATTGGAAAGGTTGGCCAGTTCTGTCCAATAAAGGAGGGATGCGGCGGGGGACTTCTGATGCGTGAAAAAGGCGGAAAGTATTACGCTGCCACCGGTTCTAAAGGATATCGCTGGCTTGAGTCTGAAATGGTCAGGGAACTTGAAAAATATGATGATATAGATCGCTCATATTATGACAAGTTGGTTGATGATGCAGTAAAGACTATTTCCGAATATGGAGATTTTGAATGGTTTGTTTCGGATGATCCTTACATTGGTTCATTGGGGGCGAATGATTCAGATATTGACTGCGAACCAAAAGACTGGAAAGTTCCTTGCGGCGATGGTAAGTATGAAACCTGTTTTGACTGTCCGCATTTTAACGAAGACAGTTTCCACATGGACTGCGGATTGAATTATGATATTTCGGATTTTTTGATAAAGACGCCGATGAATCCGCCAATAACTAAATAAAAAAGGAGATATATTCATGAGTAAGAATGTAAATAACATTATTATCGAGAATGCGAGAATTATTTTTCGCAATTTTGCAGGAAGAGAGTCAAAGTATAATCGTGCAGGGGACCGTAACTTTTGTGTTGTTATCGAAGATTCTGATATGGCGCAAAGGTTAGCAGAAGATGGGTGGAATGTAAGAATTCTTCAGGCAAGGGATGAAGATGAGGAACCGAGACATTATATTCAGGTTGCCGTACGGTTTGACAATATTCCGCCGAAAATAATTCTGGTAACAAAAAAGACCAAAACTCCGCTTGATGAGGAGTCCGTTGATACTTTGGATTTTGCAGAAATTAGGAATGTCGATCTGACTATCCGTCCCTATGAATGGGTAGTTAATGGAAAGACAGGAATTAAGGCATATCTCAAAACCTTGTATATTACCATTGAAGAAGATGAGTTTGCGGAAAAGTATGCAAGGGAAGAGGGACCGGAAGAAGTTCCGTTTAAGTAATCCGTTTGTTATAGATGGGGGCTGGCATCTTATGATGCTGGCTCTTTATATTTTTGAAAGGAGATAAAAAAATGAGTTTTAATTACAAAATTATTGCGGTGGATTTTGACGGCACTTTGTGTGAGAACAAATGGCCAGAAATTGGAGCTGCCAATGAAGATTTATTTGCATATTTACATAGTCAGAGAAGAGCCGGGGCTAAGATTATTCTTTGGACAAATCGGGTTGACGAAAGACTTGATGAGGCTGTGGAATGGTGCTGGAAGCAGGGGTTGATATTTGACTGTGTAAATGAAAATCTGCCGGATGTCATTAAAGAATTTGGCAGCGATACGAGAAAGGTATTTGCACACGAGTACATTGATGACAGAATACATAACGGCTTTAAATTGCCTTTTGAAAATGCGTCGGGGAAAGAAAGCGGTGATTAGATGGCAGGAATAACACTGTTCGACTATCAGCAGGAAGCCATAAATAACATGAAAAACGGATGTATTTTATGTGGCGGTGTGGGTTCTGGAAAGTCATTGACAGCTCTGTCTTATTACTATTTGAAAAACGGTGGTGAGCCATCCACATTGCTTGGCGGGGACTATATAACAATGGGTGATCCGCCAAAAGATTTATATATTATCACGACTGCAAGAAAACGTGACACTTTGGAGTGGGATAAAGAACTGATACCTTTTCTGTTGTCCAAAGACCCGGAAAACAATTTATATTCTAACAAGGTTGTCATCGACTCATGGAATAACATAGGAAAGTATTCTGAGGTTAGGGATGCTTTCTTTATATTTGATGAGCAGCGGGTTGTTGGAAGCGGCGCATGGGTAAAAGCATTCCTGAAGATATGCAAGTCGAATGAGTGGATTCTGCTCAGTGCTACGCCTGGCGATACATGGATGGATTATGTTCCGGTGTTTGTGGCGAATGGGTTCTACAAAAACCGCTCTGAATTTGTCCGTGAGCATATTGTTTATTCGAGGTTTTCTAAGTTCCCTAAAGTGGACAGATATCTCAATACGGGCAGATTGATACGGCTTAGAAATTCTATTCTTGTGAATATGGATTTTGACAGACAAACAGTATCACACCACGAAGATGTTTATGTTTCTTATGATGTTCCAAAGTACAAAGATATTATGAAAAAGCGATGGAACATATGGGACAACGAACCGATAGAAAATGCCGGTGAACTCTGCTATTGTCTGCGAAAAGCTGTAAACTCAGATGAATCCAGACAGGTGGCATTGATGGAAATATTTGAGAAACACCCGCGTATCATCATATTTTACAACTTCGATTATGAATTGGAAATTTTAAGGGAAATCTTTTTGGGAAGATGCGATTCCAAACTTGCTGATTTTGAGATGGCAGAGTGGAACGGACACAGTCACCAGCCCATTCCTGATGCAGAAAGCTGGGTATATCTTGTTCAATATAATGCTGGTGCGGAAGGATGGAATTGCACAAAGACAGACACCATTGTTTTCTACTCCCAGAACTACTCCTATAAGATTGTTACGCAGGCGAGTGGCAGGATAGACAGGCTAAATACGCCTTACACAGATTTATATTATTACCATCTGAAAAGCAGGTCAGGAATTGATTTGGCTATTAGTAAGGCATTAAAAGAAAAGAAGAAGTTCAATGAAACTGGTTGGTTAAGTAAGATAAGAAAAAAAAAATGAAAGGAGAAAAGCAGTATGAATATCACATGCGAGTTTTGTGGTTCTTACATTGATACGGATATTAGTGGTATTCGTTGCCCAGTATGCCGTAACGCAATAAATTTCAGAACACAGGCTGAAAAACTTAGGAACGAAATGGAAGAACGAGAAAAAAATGCAGCCTAAAAAATTGATTGGAAATATTACGGACGGCTATATGTATGTGGATGCTGTAGACGCTGCAATATATGCGAAAGAAGCATCCCTAAGAGCAGATCATATAGAATCGGCAAAAGTTTATGATGATGTCATAAAAAGGACGCTTAATGGCTTATTTGGAATTGGAGGAGATAATATGAACACTAACTATTCAGATATGTATAAAAACGGCAGTTTGTTCGGGATGAATGGGCTGCGTATTAAAAGAGTAATCTTTAACGAGCCTGCCACCATCGTATATTGGGACGATGGGGAGAAAACGGTTGTAAAGTGCAAGGAAGGGGAGCTGTTTGACCCAGAGAAAGGTTTAGCAATGGCAATTTCTAAAAAGGCACTTGGAAATCGTGGAAATTATTTCAACGAGTTTAAGAAGTGGTTGCCAAAGCAGGGTACGGACAAAGAAAAATACATACCTTTGAAGGATTTTGCTTTAGCGAAAAACATCAAGGTAGAACATATAAGAAAAGCAATCAGAGCAGGTGCTTATCCAGAAGCAAAGAAGATTAAGGGAAAATGGTATCTCCCGATAACTCCCGATTAGAAGGAGTTTGAATTTTGAAGTATTGATACTGCCGAGACCGAGGGCTGGATATTTAAAGAGAAATCTTTGTATTTCAGTTCTATGTCCGGATGTTCAGGTTCTATTGAGCAGCGTATTCGGAAATTGAAAGGAGATTGAAAAATGAAACCGAAAAACAAATCCGATACTTTCATTGCACCTGTTGATGCTCCCCAGAATTTATTCAGGGAGGATTGATGTATGAGATATTACAGACATAGAAAAAGAGGATTTGACTTTGGAGATTTCGAGATAACGAAACGTGAAATCCTTGCAAGCATATCTATCATTGCTATCATGTTGCTTATTGGTGTTGTGATTACTGGAAAAATATCGGAGCATGAGTTGGATCAGAATGAGAAATACAACAAAGCAATAAAGATTGACACGCAGGAGCTTTTTGAGTATGGTATGCGAACAAATGTCGGTAATGCGTTTGTCTACGGTGATTTAAAAGCCGTAGACACCGTTACCTATCCAGAAATAGGCGGAAAATATATGTATATTGAAAAAATAAAGGAGAGATATACAAAACATACTCGACAAGTTGCTCATACAAAAACCGTCAATGGGAAATCTCAAACGTATTATACAACGGAAATCTATTGGACGTGGGATAGAGTTGACAGCGAGGAACGAATCTGTAACGAGATTTCATTTCTGGGACACACTTTTACGTCCGATAAGATAGACCTTCCCGGAACTGACTATATTGACACTATAAAAGAATCAAGCCGTGTGCGGCATAAGTATTACGGTGTTAATTTGAAGTTTATTGGAACTATTTTTGCAGAATTGGAAGATGGAACTATACCAAACAACACACCATTTTATGAAAATAAATCAATAGAAGATGTTAGAAGAGATGCTTCGAGAATGGGATTGGTTTTAGAAGAAGTCTTTGAAAATCATAATGAGATAGAGGAAGGAAAAGTAATCAGTCAAGATACAAACCCAGGAGTATTAGTAAAGTCAGGTGACAAGATAGTTGTACATGTAAGTAAAGGTGTTAAAAAGACCACTGTTCCAACAGTTATTGATATGGATGAAGGAACAGCAAAAGCAACAGTTACATGGATAGATAAAGTATTACCAGTAGCAACAATTTCTTATAATATAACAAGTACAACAAATCAAGACGTAGTAGCAACAATAACATTTGATAAAGAAAATGTTACTGTAGAAGGTGGAAACACACATACATTTACAGAAAATGGTGAATTTACTTTTGAATTTGTAGATAAATCTTGTATTGAGGATTGCTCAGTTGGAAGAATTAAAGCGAAAGTTAATTGGATTGATAAAACACCGCCTACAGCTGAATTAAAATATGAAGACGCTGATAATAAAGTGATTGTCACAGTCATAAATCCGAGTGAAGAAATAAAATTTGCTGAAGGTATAGGCGTATATGAATTTACCAAAAATGGTAAGTATGACATAGTATTTTATGATAAAGCCGGAAATACTGGGAAATTAACTGCAGAAATAAAAACGTTAAAAGGTGAAGCTGATAAACCAGATGACTCAACTCCAGATAATCCTAGTACTCCAGATGATTCTAAACCAGAAAAACCAAATAATCCAAATGGCTCTAATGGGAATTCAACGAATTCTAATAAACCAGGTAGTGAAAATAATTCCGGTTCAAACGAAAATCCTGATAAGCCAA